GAACAGGTTGAAGCTGCTATCGTTGCCGGTCGAGTTGAAGTTGTTGAAACCAAAGCCAGCGGGCTGCTGGCTCATGGTCGCGCAGATCACGCACGGGTTCGACTGCGACTGCGGCACCGGGTTTGGCAGCGCACTGATGGTCAGGTTGTTGACGGCGTCGGCCTTCGCGGGTGCCGCCATGGCGAGTAAGACGGCTGTGGTAGCGAGTAGGTTTCTCATGGGGTGATAGTCCTTCTGGGTTGAATTATCTTTCTACACCGCCAGCGGCGGCCGTAATCCACGCGGCGGAGGCCGTGCTTCGTGCAGATATCGTCCGACCGGTATGCCAGCCGGACCTTCTTCTTGACTGACTGAGGTGGAGGAGGTCCGGGGGCGGGGATGGACCGGGCCTCCTCCGTCACGACCGGACGATCGACTAGGACCGGCGTGAACGGTGTGGCGGTGACTGCTGGCGGCGCGCGAAAGCTGTCGGTCTTGACCGCGCGCAGTATGGTCGCCTGCTCGATCGGCACCGGTGGCTTCTGCGGCTTGCCGTAGCTCCCGATCGCGAACAGCCCGAGCGGGATCAGGGCGAGCACAATGACTGTCACGTAGGGCGTGCGCATGTTCGTGGGTTCGGTCATTTCGGCCAATACTCGGGTGGCAGTCGGTAGGTCACGGTTGTTCTGAAGTCGGGGTCACTAAACAGCGCTGCTACCTTCAGCACTCGGCCGCCGGGCGAGAGATACACCGCCAGTTCACCGTCGCCAGTTAGCCGTCTCCCGCGCAGGCTGGCGCAGCGCAGCACCGAGTCGTTAAGCAGAAACTGAAGTTCCTCGAATTTGGTGAGCAACGTTCGCAAAAATGGTCTGTCGACCGACAGTGCCCCGTCCAATGCCGCTCGCAGATCATGTTCGGTCATCGCAGCACCCACCGATTCAGTACGCGGCCCCGATGCGTAGCGATGCGATTTTTGCCTTGAGCTTGGCGTCGAGCCGGTCGCGGTCGTCAGGATCGACGTTCAGCTTGTTCCGCTGCGCCTTCTCGGCTTTCCATCGCTTCTCGCCAGCATCGGCGTCGAGCAGGTTTTCGATCCATGCTTGCGTGTCTTGCAGATAGGCAGCAGCAGAGGCCGCGCCGGCTCCCGGTTGTTCTGATTTCCTTTGGGAGGGATCAGGATCGGAAGCCGGCTGGCCCGTCGCAGGTGCGTTCGGCGCTTCCTGCTCCGAACCTTGCTCGTCGGTGATTTCGCCGGTGTCGGGGTCGTGCGTCTCGGCCTTGGCGGGGATTTTGGCGAGCTCGTCGAGTTTATCGGCGAGGTTTTTCGCAGGCGTCACGTCCCGCATCTTCGGCATCGTCTCGAGTTCTTCGACGGCCGGCATGCCGAGCATGACCTCGGGGGCGTAAAGGCGGATCAGCATCGCGGCCGAGCGCCAGCGAAGCATGTGGGCCGGCATCGACCGATATTTGGCGTTTTTGGTCCATCCCTCGGCGGCCGCCATACGCATGTCCGCAGACGCGCGGATTTCTTCTCCAGTGGCTGCGAGCACTGCCTTTGCAGTCACAGTGAGCGCGTCGCCCTCACCCGCCTCTTCCCATGTGATGGGGCCTTTGAATATCCCCGCGCGGTTGACGCGCGAAATCATGTAGCTCGTGTACCAACCGGGGCGGCCGTTCACGATGTAGATTTGCTGCATGACCGTCAGAGGCTCTTCGTTGAGCCTGCGTGCGATCTGGAGCGCAATAAGACAGTCGGCCGTGTTGCCCTGCATGTGTTGCGGGACGAGTTTTGACGAGGCAAAGACCTTGGCAACTCGCTGCGCGTGTTCGAAGGCCGCTGGGTCGGAGAACAGATCGGTTGATGGCACGAGATGGCGCGTCGGCAACGCTGCGACGTTGCTAGGCTGCTGGACTGCGACTTCGGTGGTGGTCATCGAAAACTTCCTTTCGTGGTGAGCACGAACGTCACGCCGTCGATCTTGGCGCGGCCGGCTTTGAGCTCGTCCTTGTTCGCGCGCGCGTAGGCGCGTAGCGCCAACATGATCTCGTCTTCTCGAATGAAGGCCCGGATCGCGAGCAAATCGACCTTCGTGAAGTCGGCGACCTTCGGCTCGAAGGCTTCGAGCAAGGTGCTCGTCCCGCCGGCGGTGTGCGTACGTGCGAGGTCCGCGGGCTTTGCCGTTGCGGCCTTTTCTGTCGCCGCGGTCTGGGCCGTCGCTTCGCGGGCGGCTTTCTGCTCGGCCTGCGCGCGCGCCGTCGCTGCGGCGACCTCAGCATCAGCTGCGGCCTTCGCCTGTGCTGCTTTCTCCAGCGCCCTCGCATCGGCCATCGCTGCGGCCTTGGCGCGGTCAGCCTCCGCCTTCTCAGCGGCTTCGCGCGCGCGCCGTGCTGCGGCCTCCGCGGCTTCGGCTGCAGCGCGCTGGCGAGCTTCTTCCTCGCGGGCTTTGCGGGCTTCTTCCTCGCGCGCGATGCGCTCGGCGTCGGCCTTCTTCTTGAGGTATCGGCCGCCGCGGCTCTCGAGATCGGTCTTGAGTGTCAAGAGCCGGGTTTCAAACGCCTTGAAGAAGGTTTGCACCGTGGTGCCGGCGTCGAGGTAGGGCCGCTTCTCCGCCTCTCGCACCTCGTCGCAACGCTTGGCGCCATTGCGAAGTTCGGGCACCAGCGCATTGACGATTGCGAGGTCGTCGTCGTCTTCAACGACGGGGGCAACGTCCTTCGCTGCAGCCTCAAGCCCTGCGACGAATGCCTCAATGTGCGCGAAGTCCTTCGCCAGCTGGTCGACGGTGATTAGCGCGGGCCGGTTGTCGCCAATCGCCGGCGTCTTGATTGGCGCGTTCATGCTGCCCTCCCCAAAATTTTGATCATCCGGAAACTCGTCGCCGCGACCTCGAACGCTTTGCGGTCTATGGTGGCGTTGCTGATGCGCCGGCCGTCGGCGAGGCGCGCGAAGCGGGCAGGGCCCATCTTCTCGTTGATGCCGGTTTTGGCGACCTTCTCGCGCGTCTCGGCATCCTTCTTGTCGGCGCGCGCGCGCTCGAGGTCGGCCACGAGCTGCGGAGCGTGGTTGTCGCTGGTGAGGTCGATCTCCGCCCCATTGTCCTGGGGATAGAGGCGGGCGAGCAATTCGCCATCGCGCGCATAATCCACCGGTGGTGGCCGTCCCTCGGCGACCATCTTCCAGAACTCGGTGACGGCGACACGAATACGATCAATCACGCCCTGGTGGATCGGCACTGGAACCATGTGGAGGTCGATGCCGTGGCTAACTACGAGCGCGGCGACGGCGCACCAATTGCTGTTGGTCAAGTGGGCTTCTAAGATTGTTTGGATGGCTATTCCCAGCGGCGGCGCCACGTCGCCCGTATTCGGGTCGGTCCACTTTTTACGAAAGGCCGAGGCTTCAACGGACTTCACCTGAATAGTCCCGGGCCCGCGCTGCGGACACGTCGCGAAAGCATCGGGCGTGGCGCCGATGCGGTCGACGGGATCGCAGAAGAACTCGCCGTCAACCTTTCCTGGGGTTCCGTTCCATCGGATTTGAAGTTCTGGAAAGTCGCGCTTCAGTAGCTCAAAGGCCGGCCCTTCCAGAATGGTGCCGCGCTCCATGGCCGGCGTAACTTCCGGATCATCGGTAATCAGGCCGGATTTCAAGCTCCATAATTCGAAAGGCGTGATGAAGTCGTGTACATCAATCGTGGCGCCGGCAACGCTGGCCGTAACAAAGGGGGGGCGAAGTTCGTTGAGCCATTGGTCGCGTGAGACGATGGCATGGCGTTCAATCGACATCATGCCCACTCCCGCTCGGCTTCGGTCGCGTTGGCAGCCGCGCGTATTGGCGCGTAGAGATAGTCGGCGGCGACATCGACAAAGGCTGCGGTGAATTGCTCGAAGGCGACCTTCTCGCCGGCGACGAGGTGCTGGTTCATGTCCTCGATGACCGCCTGGAGGTAGCGCAGGTAATTTGCAGTGACGGCGCGGACATGCATCTCGCGCAGCCCGATGTCGGTTTCGTCGGCGCCGCGTTCGGTGCGAATGACAGAGGGCTTCGCCGCCGCGAGCTTGGCGATCAGGTCGGCGTGCGCCTGATGCAGCGGCGATAGGGCGGGGCGCGCGGGGCGCACCGGCTGTGGCTCGGGGCCGAGCAGCTCGTCGGCGGGATTTGTCGCCTTCCAGCGATCATAGGAGGCCATCACGCCGCCTCCTTGGCTGCAATCATGCGCTCGATCAGTTTGACGGCTGACTGCTGCAACTCAGCTTTGACGGGCGCGAGTTTTTTGGTCGCTGCGTCCCACGCTGCGTCCAACGCTGCGGCCCTCGCTGCGTCCCACGCTGCGTCCCACGCTGCGTCCCACGCTGCGTCCCACGCTGCGGCCCTCGCTGCGGCCCACGCTACGTCCAACGCTGCGGCCCACGCTGCGTCCAACGCTGCGGCCCACGCTGCGTCCCACGCTGCGGCCCACGCTGCGGCCCTCGCTGCGGCCGCATCTACACGCGCGGCTTCGATCGGCCCTTTGATCGACGAGACTTGTTTGAGCGAGACGATCTCCGGAAGAGACGCGAGCGCGTCGGCATGCACGGTGAGCCCGGCCAACCGCAACCATGCTGGGGTATTCACCCGCACCAGCCAATCGGCGGCCATCAGCGCGCGCCGTTCCTGCAGTGCCTCGCTGCCGCGCGTACCGACCAGGCGCGGGATCAATGGCAACAGGAGCGTGGTCCGCTCATCGTCGGGCAGCCCGTCGTTCAATCCGCGCATGAACGCGCCGATGACCGGGCACGCGCACTCGGGATGGTCGGACCATTTCTCGCGCGCGACATAGGCGACCGCTTCCATCGCGCACATGCGGCCGTTCGGGTCGTGGGAGCCGCTGTAGAGCGTCGTGATGGTGGCGAGACGTTCCGCGTCGACGGTGACCTGAGCGATGTTGGTGGCGGTGTTCATGGCCCTACGCCTCCGCTTCGGCGGCGACGGTCTGACCCGCCTCGTCCGGCACCCGGACGGCGACGGCGGCGATTTCGGGCGCCGCCATGGTCACCATCAATTTCACGGTCCGGAACGCTTGGCCGCCCATGCTGTCCTGGCACTCGGACAGCGCGTCATCGGCGTCGGTAGCGACGACGTAATCGCCGCCCTCGTTGAGGCAGACGAAGATTTCGAGGTCGTGGAGTTTCGGCATGTGGTCCCTCCCAAAAGGATGACCTGTGGCTACACTGCGTAGCGATATGTGTCAATACGCCATGTAGCGATTTGGTTGCTATCTAAATCGGGCAGAGGTCAGGTACTTAGGACAATGGCGGTGGGGGAATTACCAGCCAGGCCCGGACGCTCGGTGCCCGCGGCCAGCCACCATCAGCAACGAACAAATGTTTGGCCCGAGGCGACAAGCCCGGCACGGGGGCGAAAGCGTCAAGTAGAAAGTTCAGTTGAGCGACCGATCTGCTCAAGGTCGTCAAAGGCCATGCTCAGCGTGGTTTGGGGCTTCGGATAGGCCCGTTGCAGCATTTCCTTGAACTGCTTCCAATTGGTCGCGGCGCGCATGAGCGCCACTACTCCGGAGAGATGGTTTTGCAACTCGGGGATGCCGTGAGTGGACGTCAGGTACTGATGAAGTCGATGCTTAAGCCGACCCTTCTCTCCGCGCCCCGCGTAGTCTTCTAATTCCTCGCGCAGACCGGGACCAAGTCGGTCATAAACAAGATCATTAGTCCAAGTCCCGATGACGCCCGGTCGTTTAACGGATGATGGATCGTACTCCCATTCATTGAGCTCAAAAATCCGTCGATAGAAATCATCGGGAAATTGCTTCTTCCAAGGCTGAAGTTCTTTTGTAAGCCACTGATCGAGTATTTTTTCCAGCGCATTGCGAGCGCGAACATATTGATAGCCGGTAGCCTCATCAACAAGTCCAACAATGCCAAGTCTGGCAAGGCCGCGCGTCAGAATTTCGCATTGCTGTGCGATCCTTAATTGCTGTGTTTGCAACACTCCTGCTTGTCGGGCTTTGAGAACTACTTCGCAAAGCTCAACGAGGATTTCTGCATCATACCCGTATGCCTTGCCGCCTGTAGGGGTGAGGAATACGATAGGAGTTCGGATTCTCTCGGTTAAGTCGCTGCTTACAAAGGGATTAATGCGATTTCGGGATATGAAAAGCTCAAGACGATTCATCCCCGCAATCATTGACCCGCCGCGCGCAAGACCCATTCCGTCGCCCATTCCGGCGACCGTCAGCACACGGGTTTCGTCGGCCAGGACATAGCAGGGGATCGAGATATCCCCTATCCGCAGTGGACGGTCCTGCGATCCGCAGATCACCCGAAGCAATTGATTCCGACTGGGGTCCGCTTTGGCCCATCGGGCCTGGGCGCCCGCAGCGGCACGGGCGCGACGCTGCGCCTTCGATAGCTTGATTGCTGACGCCTTACCCGCCTTGCTTTGGCTCGCTTCCATAGCGAATCACCTTTCTAACGACCGTAAGCACCCATATCCGATGCTTGCGCGCGTTAGCAAGGCAAAAAGCTACATGCTTCACGCGCGCGGCCCGCCCGACCGCCCCGCCGGCGATGATCCTCACAAGTCCAGAACGGTCCGCCGGACACGGCCGACGATCTCGAAGTCCTTCTTCCCCTTGACGAATACCGGCTTGTGCGCAGGATTTGTCGAGTACGGCGCCAAGTGTGGAGGATCCGGTTGCCAAAGCTTGTAAGTGGCCTCTCCGCGTCTGGAGAATACGTAGCAGCGGTCTGGCACTAGGTCTCGATCCACACGGTTGACCACGATCACGGAACCATCTGGCGATAGGCGATCCATCGAATCGCCGTCCACCCGCAAAGCGAAATATTCCCCAGGCCCAAGATCCGCGAAGGCCAGCAGCGGGACATCAGCTATCTGGACTTGGGAGTCCGCGTCGACCAGTTCACCGGCACTGACCCAGGATAGCAGCGGGACCTGTATCAGTTTCGATCGGTCCGCCGGCTCAGTCGGCGTTGCCGGCAGTGTTCCGAACAGAATTATCTGCGCCGTGATATTGGCACCAGCTGCTCGGAAGCGCCGAGCATACCGCTCGGCATCGTCTTGCCCGATGGTTCGTGTGCCGCCCTCATGGGCTCGATAGGTGCTTTCGGGCCATGAATTCGATAGCGCGGCCTCCCGCCCGGACCGATAACCGGCGGCGGCGCGCGCGGCGCGCAGTCGTTCACCCTGTACGCGGCGCTTTTCCTGATCCTTATCCACGATACGCAGCGTAGCGACGCAAAAGCTACGTGCCGTATTGACTGATGTCGCTACTTGGCGTAGCGATTTCATCCATGAAGACTTTCAGCGAAGTAATCGACAAGTTTGGAATCGGACCGCTGTCATCCATCCTCGGCGTTGAGGACAGTCATATCCGCACGATGAAAGCTCGGGATTCGATCCCCCCTGAGTATTGGGGACCGATCATTGAAGCTGCGCCAGAACGCGGGATTGATGGCCTGGACTGGAAGTTGCTGCGGAGTTTGCGCGACACGAGATTTGCGCCCGACATGCCATCACGCACATCGGTTAGCGCCAAATGACTTGTCCCTCCACACCCATCGAGCCCTGGTCTCGCGTCTCGACGGCCCCGCGGCGGGCCGGCTTCCGTGAGGTCGCCGGTCCTGCCCGCGTGGGCTTTTTGCCGTTCATCGATTCACTCCTCTGCACCGGCGCCGCCAAGCGCCGACTTGCTGTCGTTCGATGTCAGCAATGTGCATGGGAGTTAGCGTCATGGTCACCCCGAAAGCCGGGAGATGTATGCCGGAAGGAGCGCCGCCGATGAACGCCAGCGCTTCGGTCAAGCGAGCGCAGAGTTTTGCGTTGTCGTTACAGCGCATAGAGAAGGCGCGGGCGGGTTCAATCGAAGCCGCGCGCACCACCCTTGCCCGTCGCCTGGCGATCGGTATCGGCACATTCGAAAACATCGCCCGTGCCCGCGTAAAGCACATTGACGACTGGGTTAAGGACCGCCTGCAGGCGTTGCTCATTCGTGAGCTGGAGGCCGAACACGCGAGGCTGGCGCATGAGTTGGACTTGGCTCGGCAGGGCGGCGATCACCCTGCTTCGCAGCATATCGGCGCGATTGAAACGCACTTGGCGGCGGTCTCGGCACTCCTGAAAGGCACGTAAAACCAAACCGCGTTAGGATGGGGGACGGCATGGCGTTTAGCACTGTTTGGCACGCCGAGCGGGACGAGGCCCTAAGGCGTCTGCACGCCGAGGGTTTGTCTGCGGGCCGGATCGCCATCGAGCTCGACTGCGGGCTGACCCGCAACGCCGTGATCGGGCGAATACACCGCCTCGGACTGTCGCTCGCCGCGCGGACGAAACCGGAGAAGACAAGGCCGCGGCCCCGTCAGGCCGGCGGCGATAACAGCATCGCTGGCCGCATCAACAGGAAACTGAAGCAAGAGCCGATGAGGCCGCCGGCGCCAGCGCTCCCGGCCGAGGCGGTCCCGCGCAGGCCCCAACGACGGCGCAAGCAGTTCTTCGAGCTCAAAGAGAGCGATTGCCGTTTCCCATTCGGCGAACAGAGCTTTGTCTTTTGTGCCGCCGAGGCGCTGCCTAACCGGTCTTACTGCGGCGAACATTTTGCCCTGTGCTGCCCAGGCATCGCCGCCAAATCCAATCGCGCAGCGTGAGGAGAACCTCAATGGGCCCGAAAAAATCCGCGAGCGAGAAAACCGGCGGCCCGTTGCCGCCGACGAACGGCAATCACCAGGACGATGACGTCAAGGCGATGACTTTCTTTGGCTTCGCCAAGCGCTGGCAAGCCGCGAAGGACACGCTTGCGATCCTCGAGGAGGAAGCCAAGGCCAAGCTTGGCAAGCACGCCGTGCGCGATATCCGCACCTGGGCGCTGCTGAAGGACGAGAACGGCGAGGAGAAGCTCAAGGAAAAGATCGAGGCGCAGATGCGTATTGCCCGCTGGCTCGGATTGGCCATGGGCACGCAAGCGGAGCTTTTCGGAGAGGACCGCACGCCGTCAGTCGACCGCGCCTACGCTGAGGGGAAACGTGACGGGCTCGCGGGCGACCCGTGCAAGCCGGATTACGCTCCGGAGCTCGAGCAGTACCGCAAATACATGGATGGCTTCCATGAGGGCCAATCCATTTTGGCAAAAGGCATCAAGCCACTTGCTGATGGCGACGAGCGCGACCTGCGCCCGGGCTTCATGCAGCGCGCTGACGCGGAGAAGGCGGGCATCGGCGGCGCGCCGGCGACGCATAAGGTGGTCGAGGCGCAGGCGCACTGACGGGGGAACGACGTGATCCATTCCGTCGAATATGAGGCTTTCCTTGCGAGCAAGGCCATTCGCGCCACAGAGCGCGGGCTCGCGCGTGTGCCGGAACTTGCCCCGCATCTGTTCCCGTTCCAGCGGCATAGCGTGGACTTTGCGCTGCGCGCTGGATGCACCGGACTTTTTCTCGATACTGGACTCGGTAAGACTGAATGTCAGTTAGAATGGAGCCAAAGGGTTATCGAAGAGACTAACGGCCGCGCGCTTATCCTCACGCCGCTTGCCGTAGCCGGGCAGACCAAGCGCCGTGCGGATCGATGGGGGTACAAGGCCAGAGTTATCCGCGAACAGTCTGACGCCGGCTCCGGTATCAACATTTGCAACTATGACCGCATTGATAAGCTGGACCCGTCAGTGTTCTCGGCAATTTCGCTGGACGAGGCATCGATCCTCAAGAGCTTCACCGGCAAGACGACGCGCAAACTGATCGAGATATTCAAGGGGCAGCGTTTCAAGCTGGTGGCGACCGCGACGCCAGCACCGAATGACCACATGGAGCTTGGCAACTATTCCGAGTTTCTGGAGGTCATGGCCGCGAATGAGATGCTGTCGCGGTTTTTTATTAACGACACGTCTACGGCTTCGCATGAATGGCGTCTAAAGCAACATGCCGTCAATTCGTTTTGGGATTGGATGTCGTCATTTTGTCGGATGGCAGAGCGACCGTCTGACCTGGGCGACCAAGAAACCGATGACAGGTTTGTGTTGCCTCCATTCGAGATAATCCGGCACCGGGCGCGTGACAGCAAAGTTGATCAAGAGCTTTCCGATATGTTCGGCCTGCCATCTTTATCAGCGACAAACCTACACACCATCAAGCGGCAGACGAGTGAGGCGCGTGCAGAAACCGCAGCGTCCATTGTTGCGGCAGAGCCTGCGCAGCCTTGGATTATATGGTGTGACACAGACTACGAAGCAGACGCCGTTCGAGCGCAGGTACCTAATGCCCTCGAAATCCGCGGGTCGCAATCTATTGATGAAAAGGAATCGAGGATTGCCGCATTTGAGGTAGGCAACCCATGCCTAATCGCAAAGCCGTCAGCTTGCGGGTTCGGGCTCGATTGGTCGCACTGCGCACGAATGGCATTCGTCGGCCGTTCCTACTCTTACGAGACTTGGTATCAAGCCGTTCGGCGTTGCTGGCGCTTCGGTCAAAAGAAAACAGTCAAGGTTCACATCATCGTCGCGGAAGGCGAAGCGCAGATTGGCCGCGTCGTCGACCGCAAGGCCACAGATCACGCCATGATGAAATCCGCGATGCGCGATGCCATGCGCCGCGCCACGTCCGAGGCGGGCATCGTCAAAACCCCGTATTTCCCGAAACATCAAGCGAGGCTTGCACCATGGATATCCGCTGCTTGAATTCAGACCATGGTAATACTTGGCAAGCCGTGCACGGTGATTGTGTGGACGTGCTGTCGCAGGTTCCGCCTGACAGTATTGGCTTGTCAGTATATTCGCCTCCGTTCGGATCGCTGTTCGTTTATTCCGAAAGTGCGGCCGACATGGGTAATTCGACGGACGATGAATTTGCGCAGCACTATGCTTGGCTGGTGCGCGAAAAACTCCGCGTCACGATGCCTGGACGGCTGACCGCCGTGCATTGCTCAGACCTCCCGATGACGAAATGGAAGGATGGCGCTGTCGGCATCAAGGATTTTTCCGGACAGATCATCAAGACGCACGAAGAGGCTGGATGGATTTTTCACGGGCGCCGCACAATCTGGAAATGCCCTGTCGTCGAGATGACCCGAACTAAGCATGTTGGCTTGCTCTACAAGCAGTTGCAAAAGGATAGCAGCAAGTCACGCGGCGGAATGCCGGACTATCTGCTGACCTTTATCAAGCCAGGAGATAATCCGCGCCTGATTGCGCACACGCCCGCTGATTTCCCGCTCGACCAGTGGCAGGAATGGGCATCGCCGGTATGGATGAGCGTCAATCAATCCAAGGTGCTTAACGTCAAGGCTGCGCGCACGCCAGGCGATGAGCGCCACCTATGCCCACTGCAACTCGACGTAATCGAGCGCGCCGTCGTGATGTGGAGCAACCCGAACGACATCGTGCTTTCGCCATTCATGGGCATCGGAAGCGAGGGCGTCGTGTCGCTAAAACTTGGCCGCAAGTTCTTTGGCGTGGAACTCAAAGAAAGCTATTGGCGCCAAGCGTGCAAAAACCTCGACGCCGAGGACAGGCAGGGCGCGTTATTCGCGGAGGCGGCGGAATGACCTACCGCTTTATTCGCCACCACGCGGTCCTCGACCACGCCCGTCTTGGGTGGATGGTTGTCGATACCCTTGAGGGTACGCCGCATGGTCATTGGTCCGTTCTCATGGCTTGGATTTGCGAATGCAAAGAGGTGACGGCGCCATGACCCGCATCACCATCACGCTTCCTGGGGAGCCGCGCGGTAAAGGCCGCCCGCGCGCGCGCATCGCTAGGTCGAGGGCTGGGGCGCAGTTCGTCACAATCTACACCGACGCTGCTACCCGCTCCTACGAGTCGCTGCTTCGCGATGCCGCGCAACAGGCCATGGCTGGCCAGCCCCTGTGCGATGGCCCGCTGAAGGTGAAAGTCGCTGCGTTCTTTTCGGTCCCGCAAAGCTGGAGCCGAAAGAAACGCGAGCAGGCGCTGCGCGGCATCGTGCGCCCCACTGGGCGTCCCGATTGGGACAACCTCGTCAAGATGCTCGATGCGCTTAATGGCATCGTGTGGCGCGACGATAGCCAGATCGTGCAGGGCTTCGTGTCAAAGTCCTACGCCGACAAGCCCGGGCTGCTGATCGAGGTGCAGGGGGCTATCAGCATTGCCGACCTGGCGACCGAGCCGCTCCTGTGGGGCGAGCAGGCGAGGGGGGCCGCATGACGCTGCTGGTCCCATGGAATGCTTCGTGGTCAAGCGAGGAGCGATACGAAGTGAGGCCGTGCCGATGGGTCGGGGGCGCGCTGGCGTTATGGTCTCCCCATGCTCCTGGCAGCGGCCGTCCCATCTTTGCCAAGCCGCACATGGTTAGACAGAGGAGGTCGATAGCGCAGTTCCTTTGCACGGTCTGCGGAGAGCCGACGCTGCCTGGTAATCGATGGTGGTTTCAACTGGGCGAATTCCGTGAAGGGTGGTTTATGACGACGGAAGCGCCGGTTCACCACGCCTGCGCCGAACTTTCCTTGAAAAAATGTCCGCATCTGCAAGCCAAAGGGAGCGCGCGCGAACTTTCGAAATTCCCTTCCGGCTATACAATTCTGTCGTCGATTGTGGGGGGCGTTGCGACTGATGATGATTTCGGCGTGCGCATCAATGGTCGGCGCGTCGTTGGTCACCTCAAATTTGCGTGGCCGGAATCTATCGTTCGAAGGGGGGCCGCATGACCGATACCATCACCGCGGCCGACAAGCTCGCTTGCGCTGAACGCGAATTGAAAGTGCGAACGCGCGTTTATGAGCGGTGGGTTACGGAAGGCAAAATGTCCGCCGCAAAAGCCGCTCACGAGATCGCCTGCATGGCTGCAATCGTGCAGGACTACGTTGCGGCGGCAAAGGGGGAGCGGCTGCTATGAGCGCGCGCGACCCTGATAGTAAACCAGCCCGTGGTCATCTTTCAAAGAAACTCCGCTTTGAGATATTCAAGCGGGATTCTTTCGCTTGCCAATACTGCGGGCGCAAGGCTCCGGATGTTGTTTTGCACTGCGATCACATTAGGTCCGTGGCGATCGGCGGTGCTACGGACATATTAAATCTGATCACCGCTTGTTTCGATTGTAATTCCGGGAAGGGCAAGCGTGATCTTTCCGACCAGACGGTGATGGCAAAGCAGGTTGACCAACTGGCTGAATTGCAAGAACGCCGCGAACAACTGGAAATGATGATTGAATGGCGAGCCGGACTTGCCGACATCCAGACGGAGACGATTGAAAGCGCCGCTGCACATTGGTCCGTGATGACGGAAGGGCAATGGACACTATCGCCGACAGGAAAGGACAAACTTAGAAAATTTATCAAGACATTTGGCCTTGATCTTATTCTTCGTGCGATGTCCGAATCTATGGATACCTACGGACAAAGAGACGACAATCAAGAGTATACCGACGAATCTATAAGCCTCGCATTCTCAAAGCTCGGCGGCGTAGCCAGGGTTATTCGAGATTCGGTAGAGAAGCCATATCTAAAGCAGGCATTTTACATCCGCGGAATTCTACGGACGAGGTTTTCGTATTTAGACGGAAAGGAGGCTCTTGCCCTCATCGAGGACGCCGCAATTTTGGATGTTGATTTGAATTCGGTTGAACGGATTGCAAAGAACGTGAGGGATTGGGAGGCTTTTAGGAGGTTGCTCGAAACCTACATTAAGTCTCAGCGCGAGGCGGACAAATGAACCGCCCCTGGATGCCGTTATACCCAGCTGACTACCTAGCCGACACTGGGCACCTGACGACGGCTGAACATGGGGCCTACCTGCTCCTTATTATGCACTACTGGATGAACGGTAGTGTGCCGACTGATGACCGCCAGCTTGGCCGGATTGCCCGCATGTCCGAGCGGGAATGGAAGAAAGCCAAGCCGAACATCCAATCGTTTTTCGTGGAAGGGTGGAAGCACAAGCGGGTCGAGTTTGAATTGACGGAATCCGATCGAATTTCGAAGGCGGGGAGGGCCGGAGGGCTCGCCTCCGCCAGGGCTCGGAAAGGGCAACGATCTACCAACGATCCGCCAACGATCGTTGAACGACCGTCGAACGATCCGCCAACGATCGGGCAAGCCCTACCTTCACCTTCACAATCACCTTCTTATCCTTTTAGTAAGAAAGATGCCGCTTCCGCGGCCGCTGACGCGGCACCGAATTTTGAAAACGGAACTGCACCACCAACGCCGGAAGCCGAGCTTTTCAAGCGCGGGAAAGCCGTACTCGGCAACAACGCCGGCGGATTAATCTCCAATCTTATCAAAGCAAAAGGCGGCAACGTAGCCCTCGCAAGGGCCGCGATTGAAACCGCTTCAACCAAGCAAGATCCCCGCGAATACATCGGTGCCGTCATGCGCGGCGACCCTGACCTCACGGCCAAAGAAGTCCTCAGATTGCACGGAGATGCTTGGTGAAATGCAAAATTCCGAGGACATTCTTCGCCAACTTGCCACCGTCGGCGTCCGCCAAAACTTCGTCGGCACCCGACAATTTCGATGCCCTCAGTGCAGCCATACCCGACGCAAGAAAACCCAAAAATGCCTCTCGGTCACGGTGACGGGCAATGAACTTTTGTACTACTGCCACCACTGCAATTGGGCAGGCGGCGTCACGGATGACCCTGTCGGACGACGTCGCCAACTGGGCCAAAACCGAGCGCCGCATCAGCCGGGAGACCTTGGAACAGCTCGGCGTCGCCTCCGGTACCATCTACTTTCCTGACCTCAATCGGAAGTCAGAGGGCATCGTTTTTCACTACCGCGACGGCTGGAAAGCCCGCGCCGTCCCCGACAAATCCTTCGTCGCCGGCAAAGGTCTCAAGCTCAGCTTCTGGGGCGAGGACGACGCGCTCGCGGACCAGCCAGAAACAATTTTCCTGGTCGAGGGTGAGCTCGATCGCTGCGCCCTCGTCGAGGCCGGAATTCCCCGCGGCAGCGTTCTGTCAGTTCCAAACGGGGCCAAGCAGCGCAGCGCCGAAGCGCCATCGGAATTGAGAGGGTATTCCTACGTTGATGACGCTCTGAAGGCTGGCCTCAACCGGGTCACGAAGTTCATATGGTGCGGCGATGGCGACGATGCCGGCCTGTCACTCCGCGCTGACATGGCCAGGCTACTCGGTGCGGCGCGGTTCTGGTTTGTCGACTGGCCGGAAGGCTGCAAGGACGCCAACGATGTCCTTCGCACCGAAGGCGCGCGCGACCTCCACGACCTCGTGACCGAAGGCTCACTACAATGGCCGGTCGCTGGGCTCTACCGCCTAAATGAACTGCCTGAGCCGCCCGCTCTGACGCTATGGGACCCAGGATTTTCGGAGTGGGAAAGCAAAATCAGGCTCGCCCCGCGTACGCTTTCCGTCGTCACCGGGCACGCTGGCATGGGCAAAACAATGCTCTGGACGCAAATCTGGTTTCAGATCATCCAAGCCTATCGCCTGGTGTTGTTCGCCGCCACTTTCGAGACACGGCCGAAGCCGCACATGCGCAAACAACTTCGTACGCTCGTCATGGGAAGGCACGAGCGCGATCTTGACGACGATGACAAGCGCAAGGCCGACGGCTGGATCAACGAGCACTACCTTTTCGCCGTCCACCCAGAGCACCGACAAACCCTCGAATGGTTCCTGGACCTCGCCGAAATCGCGATCGTGCGCCACGGTGCCAAGGTGATCACCCTCGACCCCTGGAACCGCCTCGAGGGTTCGCGAGAGCGAAACGAACGCGAGGATGAGTACATCGCGCGCTGCCTGCGCACGCTGTACGTGTTCGCCAATGACATGAACTGCCACGTCCAGATCGTAGCTCACCCCGCAAAAATGGATGGCAATCGGCGCGGCGGACCCCCAGGCCTCGAAGACATCGCCGGCGCCAAACACTGGGAAAACATGGTCGACCAGGGCTTCGTCGTGCACCGCCCTGAGATTTTCGACGGTGTGAACCGCAAAACCGAGGCTGTCCTCTATCACCGCAAGGCCCGGTTCGATGAACTCGGTTACCCCTGCAAACTCGGCCTCCAATACAACCTCGCGACGGGGAAATATCGGTCAACGGATTACGACACCGGGGCTTACTCATGAGCACCCCACCAATCCATAGGGAGGCCCAATGAGGAGCCGCAGGCGCGAGCGCATGGTCGGGGTGCTGTGGGTGCTGGCCACCCTGGCCGCCGTCGCCATGGTCGCGATGCTGGTCTGGGGTGCCGCATGACCCGAGTGCGCGAGTGGTACGAGCGCCACGGCTGCACCCATGCCCATTGCCCGTACGACTGTGAACACCCGCAGCCGATCCTCGATGGTGACGAACTGCTGTGCCTGCGCTGTCTGACCTTCGAGGGCCGGCGCACGCTGATGATCCCCTGTCAGCCGCAGACATGTGGATGAAGGAAACAACCATGAACAATCGTCAGCGCATGGGCGACTACGACTTGCTGACCCTCGCCCTCCTGTGCCTGGGGCTCAACGTGGCCGTGCTGAGCGGCCTGCTGATCTCGATGCTGGTGAGCCGATGAAAAATAATCCGAAAGCGTCGACACAAGCCGATCGCTACTTCGGTGAGAGAATCCGTGAAGCGAGGCTTGCTGCGAAAATGTCTCAGGATGAACTCGCGCAACTGCTCGGCATCTCGTATCAGCAAGTCCAAAAATATGAGGCCGGAACCAATCGCGTGAACGGGGGTCGCATCAACCTGCTGGTGACCGCGCTCAATCGGCCGATCACGTTCTTCCTGCCCGAGATGACAGACGTGCGCGCACAGGCGGACCCCGTGATGACCAAATTCATGTCGAGCCGCGAAGGGCTGGAGATCGCTTCAGCCTTTCCACGCCTGTCGCCAGCGTGGCAAGGCTACATCGTCAAGCTCGTCAGGCTCGCAAGCGAAACGCAGGCGGGAGAACACCGATGATCAAGCTCGAGTTCGACTATGCCGAGCTGGAGAAGTACGCGCAGCAGCTCAACGCGCGCGTCGACCAAATACCGTTCGCCCTGGCGCTCGCGCTCAACCGTTCCGCCGACGTCACCCGCAATCTCCTGATCAAGAACACATGGCCGACCCATGTCGTGCAGCGCAACTCGTCGTTTATCGCAGCGTCGTTGACCACCAAGGACGCACGCGCCAGCAAGACCTCACTGTCGGTGGAGATCTACGACAAGCTCGATCGCGGAAACCTTCAGAAGCAGGCGAAGGGTGGAACCAGAACGCCAAGGGGTGGCGGTCACCTTGCTGTGCCGCTCAGCACGATCAAGCGCACGTCGCGCGGTGTGCCCTCGAACCTGCGTCCCAGGAACCTCGCCAACAAAGCGTTCAAGATACGTGACATGCTGTACGTCAGGGACAGGAAGGGCAAGCTGCGCCTGCTGTACTCGCTCAAGGCGTCGACCAAGATACCGAAGCGCGTGCCGTTCTACGAAGACTTCGCTGCATCGATGGATCGTGAGCTACGCAGGACCATCCCCTTGGCGGTGGCTCGGGCAATGGCGACGGCGCGATGAGCTACTGAGCACCTGCAGGAGACGAGCAAGTCGTTCGCGGTCTTGGCTCAGCATCTGGTCGAGTCGCTGCCGCGCAATCCAGAACGCACGGTTGCGCTGCGCAAGCTGTTGGAGGCGAAGGACTGCACAGTGCGTGCGCGGCTGTTCAAGTGACAACGACCGGCGCGATGAACTTGGTCCTCCATGTGCTGAGCGAGCCCATGAAAAAGGTACTCTGGAGCTCGGGCCAAGCGCGGGGACCGCGCGACCCCGGCCTTTCAAAATATTTGGTCCCGAATTTTTCCGGCTTGGTTTGGGCTCTGGAAAGGCCCAGCGCAGGGCAGGGCCGGGCCAGGGGCGGCCACGGGTGCGTTTTGCCGGCGGGGCGCTACCCTGCGCCCCCCCCCCTAAAAATAGCGCACGGGCGGGGCCCTGGGCCTGGGGCCTTCCTTGTGGCCTCCTGGGCCCCACTGGGATCTACCTCTCTCCACACATTTGTTGACTTCCACACAAGTGTGGAATATCCTACCTTACGTGAAAGCAGCTGAACTCAAGCGGTGGTTGGCCCAGCAGGGCTGCACCTTCGAAGCCCATAAAGGCGGCAGCGGCCATCTCACCGTCCGTCGGGGCGAGCGCACCTCACAACTGCCGATGCACGGCTCCCACAAGGAACTTGGCACCGGCTTGGTCAACAAGATCAAGAAAGACCTTGGGCTGAAATGATCTACCCTCTGCACACCGTACCAGACGACAACGGCACGATCCTGATCACCTGTCCGGTGCTGCCGGAAGTGACCACATTTGCCGAAACCAAAGATGACATTGAGCGCAATGCGGCCGATGCAATCGAGGAAGCGATAGCCGCACGAATTCACGACGGCCGGCCCGTCCCGGAACCTCAATCAACGGCCAAAGCCGATCCACGGCGAGACAGTTGGGTCCACCTGCCGCTTATGACCACACTCAAAGTGGAGCTTTATCTTGCGCTTCGGAATTCGTCGCACATTCGCAACCGAGCCGAACTCGCGCGCCGCATGAACAAGCCGCGCGAGCAGATCGACCGGCTGTTCCGCCTCGACCACGCATCCAGAACCGATCAGATCGAGAGTGCGTTCAAGGCGCTCGACATCGATATTGACGTGCGCCTGGCGCCGGCGGCAGCCATAGGGCCGCGCGGGTGAAGCAGCTAGCGTTTCGGCCCAGTGCCGGTACCGACGCGGCGGCCATCCTGGGCGTAGATGACGGTGCCGTTGCGGTTGACCGTGGTGCTCCCCAGGCGGCGGCCGGCGGCGTCGTAATGAGTGGTGGTGCCCTGGCTATCGGTGACGGAGCGGCTGATCACGCGGCCATCGGAACCGTATAGGGTAGATTGCTGGGCAAACGCCACCGGGGCGAGCGACAATAACAGGGCGAGGGCAACAACAGCGGGTTTCATTTGGTTTCCACCTCAGTCCTGTCGATCATGGCTTTGCGACGGAATAAACCTGCGTCGGGGACATTTGGAGCAACTGCTGCAATGCGTCTTGGCAAACCTCGACTTGACCGTTCTGATTTGCGTGACGGGGCGTGATCCGTCGCGCGATCATGTTCATGGCATCTTGCCAAACTTCGTCGGTGTTGATTGCCGGTTCTTCTTTTGTGGTCTGCTCAACGATGGCTTTCACGGCAATCTTTGCGCGATCAAGGTCAGCATCGTTGATGTACTTGTAGAGATAGCCGTCGCGCACTTCATGGCACCAGCTCACATAGGCAAATGCCGCATAGCCGGTCATCAGGCGATTGGACGGCAGTGCCGCAATGCGAGCCCGTTCTTGAGCCGCCTGTTTTCTGGCTGACTCCCGGGCTTCATATTCCTGACGCCGTCGCTCGCGCTCAGCGGCTTCGGCCTGCGCCTGATTTACCCGCGCCTGTCGCTCGCGCTCAGCGGCTTCCTGCTTTTCACGCTGCTTTTCACGCTCCGCCTGTTCTCTGGCAGGCCGCTGGGCTTCATATTCCCGAAGCACGGCTCTACTTCGCTCTTCAGCTGCCGCGCGCTGTGCTTCCTGTGCGGCTTTCCGTTGGGCGGCCTGCTCCCGGAACACTGCGTCCCGGGCTTCCCGCGCTTCCCAATCCGGGAAGGAGCGACGATACGCCCGTTCCTGAGCGTCCAAAGCATGCGCAGTCGGCACGACGGACGCGAGTAGAGTTGCGGCAATGATGACACGCTTCACTTTGCTTGCTCTCCTATCGGACTGCTCATCGCGTGGCAGCATCGGCCGCGTCGATCCTGGCTTTGTTTTCCGCGCACCACTTGCTCGGATTGCTGGCGTACTCGGTTTTGACCTCACTGATCGCGCCGATCATGGTGACGCGTGGGATCGTGGCCAGCACGGCTTTCGCCATGTCTATCATGCGCGCGGGCAGCTTTCCGCAGTTGGCGTCGTACATCCCAACGGTGGCAAGACCGACAGCAACGCCGGCATCGCCGGCCAGGGCCGCGGTTGGCAATACTAGGGTGGTAGCTAGTAGGACAGATGTGAGTTTCATAAGCTTTGCTCCAATACTTGTGGGTCGCTCCACTTGTTAATAGCCTCGACCACCGTGCGGGACTTGTTACTTTGTGCCAAGCATTTGAGCGTTGGAGCCAAGGACCGCTGGAAGGCGGCGTGAAAATGGAAAGGGGGCTTTGTTGCCCCCGCCGTAGTTTTAGTTTGCGCCGACGTTTTGCTCGACCCACTGCTGGGCACGGGTGACCCGCATCGCGGCATTCTGGCCTCTGTCGTAAGCCTGACCGTCGACTCCGTGGAATTCCCGATGCCGATACCGGTTGGCGAGGTAGTCGGTGTAGCCGGTCTCGAAGCCCGGGAGCGTGTGGTAGGGCGCGTAGGAAGCTTTGATGGCGGCGGTGTCGATGTAGGCGGCGTTGGTCATGTCTGTGTTCCTTCGTTCCAATGCTTGTAATATACTGTATTCGCGGCAGTGTTCAATAGTATTAGCACGCAATTATTTGGACAAACACAATAGAAGATGGAATAAACAAGTAACCATAATGAGGTGCGATATGGCCGAAGATCAAACCCTTGGCGCGGATCAAGCCAATGATGGCGCCAACCATCCCCGGGGCCTGTTGGTCAATACCAAGCAGGCTGCCAAGCTGATCATGAAAGACCCGGAGCGGGTGCGGCAGCTCGCCAAGGCCGGCTGGATCGCGCAGGAGGGCACGCCGTCGGATCGTCGCTACCGGCAGCTCGACGTCGTCCAAGGCTATATCCGCTTTCGTGACGACGAGGACCGGCGCACCTCCAAGATGGCGGCGCACTCGCGCATTCAGGACGCGCGCTCGCGCGAGGTCGAATTGAAGAACGCGCAACGCGAGGGGCGTTTGATTGATTTGGAAGAGGTGCTCGCGGTGATAGAGGAGCTCATGGGCTTGCTGCGTTCGCAGCTATCTGGTTTGGCGGCGCGCGTTACCCGCGATTTGCAATTCCGCCGCACCATCGAAACGGCTTTGAATGACATCCTTGATGCAATCGCCGATGTTGCCGCCGAAAGGGCAAAAGCTCTGGGAGCGCGTCGCGCTGCTGGCTCGTCCGTCGCGCCCAATGGAGCCGGATCACTGGGCGGTGCTCAACCGGACGCACCCGCAGACATCGGGAGTCCCGGGCCCGCGTGATCCGTATCTGACGCCGTACATCGTTGAGCCGGAGCGCATAATTGCTTCCGGTCGATACAAGCGCGTCGTGCTGGTATTCGCGAGTCAGCTTGGAAAAACGGAATGTCTGCTGGACGTTGCAGGACAACGGCTTGATCAGCGTCCCGGACCAATCTTGTACGTTGGACCCAACAAGCAATTCTTGTCCGAGCAGTTCGAGCCGCGCGTGATGGCGTTGCTGGATGGGGCGCCAACGCTGGTTGAGAAGGTGGGCCGCGGCAAGCGCATGACCAAAACTCGCAAGGTGGTGGCTGGGGTACCGTTCCGTCTGGCGCATTCGGGGTCGTCTGCTGCGCTCAAGTCCGATCCTGCCGTGCTGGCGCTGGTCGATGAATACGACGAGATGCGAGACAACGTGAATGAACAGGGCGGTCCGCTGGGATTGGTCGAGCGGCGCGGCGATACCTATGCCGACTTTGTTTGCGTGGTGACGTCAACGCCGAAGCGCGGGCGGGTGGCGGCCGTCCAGGACGCGGCGTCGGGCCTGTTCTTCTGGGACCCGGCGGCGGTCGAGGACATCGACAGCCCGGTCTGGCAGCTCTGGCAGCAAGGCACGCGGCATCACTGGTGCTGGCCCTGCCCGCACTGCGGCGAATACTTCGTGCCGCGATCCGACTTGTTGAAGTTTCCGTTGAAGGCAACCCCGCTGCAGGCGTCACGTGAAACATTCCTGGAGTGCCCGTCGTGCCATGGCGTGATCGAGGAGGGTCACAAGGCCGAGATGAACGAGCGCGGGCGTTACGTCGCCCCAGGGCAGACCGTCGACAAAGACGGCAATGTCGAGGGCAAGCCGCCCGATACCAAGTCGGCTTCGTACTGGTGCTCGGGCTTGGCCTCACCGTTTGTCACCATCGGCGAGCGGGTGGCGGTGCAGGTCGAGGCGCAACAGTCCGGCGACGACGCCATGGTGCAGCAGGCTTTCAACGCCGGGTTTGGTGAGCTGTATTCACCGGGCGGCGGCGAGGTGCCCGAATGGATGGAGATCAAGGAGAAGTCCGCGAAGGCCACCTACAAGCGCGGCGAGGTGCCCGAGGACGTGCTCTATCTGACGCTGGCCTGCGACGTGCAACGGCACTCGATACCGTGGGTGATCAGGGGCTGGGGCGCGCGCGCAAGCTCGTGGCTGATCAACTATGGTTACCTGCGCGGCGATACTTCGGAGGAGGACATTTGGGCTGCGCTCGGCGATCTCGTCACCGCCCCCGTTGACGGCATGAGCATCCGGCTGGCGTTCATTGACTCAGGCTTCCGCCCCGGCAAGACCGATACGCTGCCAGTGAACCGCATCTATGAATTCTGCCGCCGCTTCATGCGGCGGGTGCGACCGACCAAGGGCAGCTCGTCGCCCATGCGCACGCCGCTGGTGTTCTCGAAGATAGAAGTTAACCGCAAGGATGGCAGGGCGGCCAAGTACGGTCTCGACCTCGTGCGGCTCGACACCGACCACTGGAAAAGCTGGGTGCACGAACGGCTGCGCTGGCCGGAAGACCATGTCGGCGGCTGGCATGTGTTCAAGGGCGTGGACGACGACTACTGCCATCAGCTCGTATCAGAAGCGCGGCTGAAGCGGCCGACCGGGCGCGTGGAGTGGGTGCAGCGAGCGAGGGACAACCATTTTTTTGACTGCTTTGACCCAGTCACCGAATTGTTGACCAAAGACGGTTGGGTGCCGGTCGCAAGCGCGCGGCCGGAGATGTTGTTCGCCACCGTTGATCTAGCCAGCGATCTGATTGAATATCAGCAGCCGACCAACATCATCGAGCGGCAGCATGCTGGCGAGATGGTGCGGATCAGAGGCCGCCGCATTGACATGCTGGTGACGCCAAACCATCGCATGGTGACGTATCGATCCAATCCGATCGAGGATGAACCGCGCATTACCGAAGCGGCCGACCTGACGATCTGGCACCGTATCAAGCTGACTGCGAAATGGCAGGGTAACGCGGCGGCGGCCTTCACGCTGCCTGCGAACAAGCGCGAGCCGGCGGTTAATGTCGATGCTGGCGACCTGATGGAGTTGCTGGGTTGGTTTGTCAGCAATGGGCATCTGGTGCAGGCCAGCGCAGATTCATGGACTGTGATCTTCTCGCAAACTCCTGCGGCTAAAGTTGACCGCATCAAGACATTGCTGGGTCGGCTGCCATGGCGAGTGCGAATGTCATCGCATCGCCAAGTCGTTGTTACCTCACGGCAGGTCTACGATCTTTGCGAGACTTGCCTGCAGCCATGGGATGAGCGTGGGGGCTACCGCATGCAAGCGCCGAGCTTGGTGAAAGACGCTTCCAGGCAATTGATTGCCCGGTTTGTCGAGGCCGCAATTCTCGGCGATGGTTGGCACCAGGGCAAGTTTCGCAGTTATGCGACCACCAGTCGACGGATGGCCGACGACATGCAGGAGCTTTTCATCAAGCTGGGCAATTGCGGCAGCATCACCGTGGTCGATCCTGGGCACTGGAATATCGTTGGGAGGTCAGGACAGGCCGTTGCGCAATATCATGTTTTTGAAACCAGAACTAAGGCGGCAGTGCTTCGGCAAAGCGACAATTCGCCGATCGTCGAGCTGGTGCCATATGAAGGGCCCGTGCATTGCGTCAGCGTACCAAACGGCACCCTGATCGCGCGGCGCAATGGCAAGCCGTGTGTCGTCGGCAACTGTGAAGCGATGCAGGCGGCGGCAGGCTACCTGCTGAACGTGCAGCGCATACCATTGCAAAAGCAGCAGCTTGCGCCTATGGAGGACATTGGCAGGCAGCCAGCAACCGCATCCGAGGTAGCGACCACCGCTCCTGATCCGCCACCCTTCCCGCCGTCTTTACAGCGCGGTCGAAGGGGTAGACGCATCATCAGATCGAGCTATCTCGGAGCCTGACGGGCTCCGCACCGTGCCTTCAGAGCCTACTCGCGAAGAGCTGCTTGCGCAGGTCGCCGCGCTACAGGCGCAGCTCGCGCAGCCGCCGCTGTTTGTGCGGGAAGTCGCGGGCATTGCCCCGCCATCTCAGCCTGACAAGAAGACCTCACAAGCACCAACGCCAACCCCCGCGCAGTTTGCGCTGGTGCGCGGATTGCTTGCGCAGGGCGGCCGCACCGGCAGGGAAACGCCCGAACAGATCGTCAGCCAGATCACGGCGCTGAAGACGATCATCGTTTCCGGCGTCGACAGCGCTGCCTACGGAGACAAGCGCACCGAATTCCGCTCGCTCGCCGAGATGCGGCAGATCCTCAATGGTCTCGAAGAGGATTTGGCCGCGGCCTTGGGTCAGGGCGGTCGCATCCGCCAGATCAGGATGACCACTTCAGCCGACAAAGGGCTGTAGATGGGCACCGTGCGCGACATCCTGTCGGAAGGCATTCTGGGGCGGTTCATCTCCAAGACCAGCAAGAGCGCACGCAATCAGTATGACGGCGGCGGGCAGCGGCGGCGGCTGAAGTCGTGGATGCCGACGCAGTACACCACAAACGTCATACTGTCCGCGACAGGTGCCGTGCTGCGCGCGCGGGCGCGGGATGCACTGCGCAACAACCCGCACGCCAATGCCGCTTGCGAGAGCTTCGTTGCAAATCTGATCGGCACAGGCATTAAGCCATCGTCACTGCTGAGCGACGAGGCCGATGCCGATCTGCGTCAGACCATCATGCAGACGTGGCTGGACTGGACGGATCAGACGGACGCGGACGGCATTGCCGGCTTTTACGGAATGCAAACCATAGCAGCGCGCTCGATATTCGAAGCCGGCGAGGTGTTCATCCGCTATCGCAATCGCAAGCCGGATGACGGGTATGTGGTGCCGATGCAGGTGCAACTGCTCGAAAGCGAGATGTGTCCGTACTGGTTAAATAAGCAAGCGCCGAACGGCAACTGGATCATGAACGGGATCGAGCTTGATCTGCTGGGCAAGCGTGCAGCGTATTGGTTCTATCCGACGCATCCGGGCGACATGCCGATTGAAGTGCAGATGGCCTCGCTCGACCCGGTGCGAATTCCGGCCTCCGAGGTGCTGCACATCTTCAAATGCACGCGGCCCGGTCAGATGCGCGGCGTGCCGCTGATTACCCCGGCGCTGGTGCGGATGTTCCTGCTCGACCAGTACGACGATGCCGAGCTGGAGCGCAAACGCATTGCGGCGATGTTCGCCGGCTTCATCACGACCCCGACCCCCGAGGACGTCGTCCCCATCGATGGCCTGGACACCAGCGCTCCGCAGGAGAACATCGGATTGTCCGGTCTGGAGCCGGGCACCATGCAGACACTACTGCCGGGCGAGGACATCAAGTTTTCCGAGCCGGCCGATGTCGGCGGCACTTACGAGGCGTATCAGTATCGCCAGCAGCTGGCGATATACGGTGCCCTCGGCATTCCATATTCGGTCGGCACGTCGGACCTTCGCCGCGCAAACTATTCATCGCTGCGCGGCTCCATCGTGGAGTACAGGCGCAAGCTCGAGCAATTCCAGCATCAGATCATCGTGTTCCAGATGTGCACCCCGATCTGGAAGCGGTGGCTCGACACGGCGGTGCTGGCGCAGGCCGTCCCGATTGGAGTGCGTGAGTATCTGGCCGACCAGTCGCGCTATCAGCGCGCGAAGTGGATACCCCAGCGCAACGATTGGGTTGATCCGCTGAAGGATCGTCAGGCCGAAAAACTCGCCGTCGATGCGGGCTTCAAGAGCCGCAGCGACGTGATCGAAGCCGAAGGGTCAGACCCAGAGGAGAACGATCTGCGAATTGCGGCCGATCAGGCCCGCGCGGAACGGCTCGATCTGGTGTTTGCGGTTCACACCGCCGCTGCCACGCAGCCGCTGACGCCGAGCGAGCAGGCCGAGAAGGACGCCAAAGACAAGGAGACCGCCGATCAGGCCGCGCAGGAAGCGGAGGATCAGGCTGCCACAGAGGATGCGGCGGCGTAGGAGGCGATATGAAATTAAACAAAGCAGACAAATGCGCGATTGAGGCTTTCCGTAGGACGGGCGATGTCCTTGAACTTTATAAGCCAGCCGAACCAGAGCGTAAGCGCATAGCGGCGGTGTTCAAACTGCTTGAGGATAACTGGACGACGGAAGCAGAGTGCCTTGCATGGATGCTCGGCGAGCTTGACGAACAACACAAGGCAGGAGGGGCCTCACCATGCGTAAATGGTACACGATGAAGGCAGAAGCAGCCACCGCCGAGATCGTCATCTACGACGAGATTGGAAAGTCGTTTTGGAACGAGGATGCCGTCGGGGCCAAGCAATTCTTGGATGACCTGAACGCGCTGGGTGATGTCGACAACATCACGCTGCGGATCAACTCGCCGGGTGGCGATGTGTTCGATGGTGTCGCGATCCACAACGCGCTGAAGAACCACAAGGCCAAGGTGACCGCGCAGATCGACGGCATCGCCGCGTCTGCCGCGTCATTCATTGCCATGGCGGCCGACAAGATCGTGATGCCAACGAATTCCTTCCTGCTGATCCACGGTGCATCCGGCTTCGCGATGGGCAACGCCGATGTCATGCACGCTATCGCCGACGACCTCGATCGCCTCGACAACTCGCTGACCGCGACCTACGTCGCACGCGCGAAAAGCACGACCGACAAAGTCAAGGCGCTGATGAAAGAGGATCGCCTGATGGACGCGACCGAAGCCAAGGAGTGGGGCTTCGCAGATGAAGTCACGGCCGAGAAAAAGATGGCCGCAAACTTTTCGTTGCGCCTGTTGCCAAAGGCGGCGGCCGATCGCTTCCGCGCAGAAACAGGGGCCGGGGAGAAAGACCCGCCTCTTTCAGACCCGGCGCCTCAGAAGCCGGAGGAGCTCAACCCGCGGGCTCCTTCGGCTTCGCCCGAAGCTGCCAAGGTGGTCGATCTGAATGCGGCGAGACAGCAGGGCATCGACCAGCATCGTCAGTACGTCACCGATGTGACCGACCTTTGCACACTGGCGCAAGCACCGGAGCGTGTCGGCGCCTATGTGCGCGCGAACACCCCCGTTGAGCAGGTCCGCAAGGAACTGCTGGCAGTGCGAGCGGGGGACCCCGCGGTGATGCCGCACCATCCGCTCGCACCGCAAGCGCCGCCAGCATCGGCATGGGGGAAGATCACCGACAAGCTTAACGCGCGCAGCACCAAGTAGAAGCGGCACCAAGTAGAAAAGGAGTTTTCGATATGGTCGACCACACTAAGGAAGACGCCACGAAGGGTGGCGAACGCCGCCCGGTCCCCAATCAGCGTCTTATCGCGGGGACCAGTGACCCGCGCGATCCAAGCCACGTTGAGGAACAGCGCCGCGCCGACGACAAGATGCGGCTCGAAAATGAAGAACTGCAAAAACGCAACCGGGAAAAGGCGCGCGAGTATGCCGACAAGCTGTTTGAGGCGGAGCAACAGCGACTTGCCGACGCGCAAAAGGAGCTGAAGGCGCGCCGCGATCTTGTCCAGAAGCATCAAGACGACCGCAGGAAAGAGGACGAGCGCCGCGCAGCACTCAGCCCTGCCGAGCGCCTTGAAGAAGATGAGAAGCGCGCAAGCCGCACCCCGGAGGAAATTGCAAAAGAGAACGAGGAAAAGGGGATTGTCGGCTTTGTCACGCCAGAGCAGATGGACCAGATCAACCAGCTCGCCGGGACTCCATCGTATCCGCTCTATAACGAGACCGCGCATCCAACGGAGATGGTTCTGACGGAAGCCAACGGGCAGCGATCGCGGGCGTATGCCTATCTTGCCGATCCCGTCACCATCAAGGTCGGACAGCCGTTGAAGCAGACGGTCGCGCCGACGTCGACCACGCCAGGAACCTTCGTTGCGGCTGCGGTTGGCGCTGACTGCAGCGCAATTGCGCTTTACGGCGGCGCGTCAAATCCGACCAACGGTCTGCGCATCGCGGTGCTGGTGCGTGACTGCGAGATCAACGGCTATTGCATCAACTGGGGTTCGATCACCGTACCAGAGCAGGCCATCGGCCTGACCACCCTCGCCGCCGCTGGGATCATCGTCCGTTACTAAGCGGGCATCCATCAACCGCTCGCCGATAGGCAGCTAATCAAAGGATCACGGAAATGCTCGACATCTTTCGCGGCGATGCCTATGGCGTGGTGCCGCTTTCAATCGCAATCAACAATCTGAAATTCAAACCAGGCTTCATCAGCAGCAGGGGCATCTTCAACGAGATCAGCGTCGCGACCACGGCGGTGTCGATCGAAGAAAACAACAACATCTTGATGCTGATAGCACCGACGCCGCGCGGCGCTCCCGGCCACACGATGCCGAAGCCACGCCGCGCCCTGCGCATGCTGGCGATCCCACACTTCGAAATCAACGACGCCATCATGGCCGAGGAGGTCCAGGGCGTTCGCGCCTTCGGACAGGAAACAGGCACCGAAGCGGTGATGACGAAAGTCGGCGAGCGGATGCAGGTCGCCGGACAGTCGCTGGAATATACGCAGGAATACGCTCGCGCTGGCGCGATCAAGGGCATCGTCACCTATGCCGATGGCACGACGCTCAATTTGTTCAACGAGTACGGAATTACCCCGCCAGCGGCGATCAACTTCCCATTCAGCACGGCGCCTGCGACCGGCAACATTCGAGCGATCTGCGCGCAGGTCATTCGCACCATGGGCACCAATCTGGACGGCCAGGGCTTCACTGGCGTGGAAGCAATCTGCGGCGATGCATTCTTCGACACGCTGATCGCGTGCGCCGAGGTGCGAACGACCTACCTCCAAACGCAGGACGCTGCCGAATTGCGCAGCGCTTACATCAGTGCCGGTCAGACCTGGGGCTCATTCGTGTTCGGCGGCATCCTGTGGACCAATTATCGCGGCTATGCGCAAGGCGTGCCGATCATCGAGACCGACGCTGCCTACTTTTATCCAACAGGCGTGCCGAACCTGTTCCCCACGGTCTATGCGCCGGCCGACTACATCGAGACCGTGAACACGATGGGCCTGCCGCGCTACGTCAAGCAGTACGCGATGCCGAACGACAAGGGCGTCCACATGGACACGCAGATGAATGCACTCAACTTCTGCTCGCGGCCGCTCGCGCTGCTGAAGGGCACACACACCTGATCTGCACCCTGCCACCCTTTATCTGGAGGACTGCCAATGCCGCTTGTTATTATCGACGGCCCAACCATCCACGCGGGAGAAAGCCTTTCGGATGGGGCTGATTGTTCGGCCGGCACAATCGTCCGCATCACCGTGCCTCAGGAGTACAATGACGGCGACATGCCGAACCAAATGTCGTTCCAGGTGTCGTCGGACGGCAATGGCTATAACGACATGTTCGACGACGAAGGGCACGAAGTCGTCATCGTGGCGCGGGCAAACCAAGGCATCGTGATCGACAGGACGTGGGCGCGCACCGTGGGCTTCATCAAGCTGCGGTCTGGCACGCGCGATAGACCAACGCTGCAAAAGGTCGACTGCAAACTGGCAATAGCAATTTCAACTCCGTAATTCCTCCCCAGACTTGGATGCGGTCGCAGCCGCATCCGGCTTTTTTTGAGGAGCCAAAACGGTGGGCGTAAATTTCGACGCATTGGTGCTGTCCCCATGCGAGGACATTTTCGCCATCGCGTGCACGTTTACGCTCCTGACGTCCAACCCAGGTGCACCTCCGATCGTGGCGCGCGGGGTCTACTCGTCCAACCAGATCGACGTGCAGATGCAGGACGAGACGATCTTTGGCGACCAGCAGACCTCGCTGGGCATCCGGCTGCGCGACTTCGCGGTGGCTCCAGTGCGCGGCGATCTGGTCGAGATCACCGACGCAAGCCATCCTGCGTTCGGGTCGAAATTCTGGATCGGCGACGTGGATTTTGACGGACAGGGCGGCGCGGCACTGCTGTTGCGGGTCCAGCAGCCACCGGGCGGGCCATGAGCCACTATGCAAGCATGATGCAGACCGCCGCGATGGCGCGCTTGCAGGCTGGCTTCACCACGCGCTTCAAGACCTACCGCAACACGCCCGCGCTGCAGGTCACGCCAACGGACCTCCCATTGTTGGGGGTCTACATCCTGCGCGAGCGGCGCAGGCCGATGGGGTCAGCAAATCATGCCGAGCCGAAGTTCAAGCACGAGCTGATCATGGGTTTCTCAGGTGCCGTGCACGCGGAGACCGCCGATCAGAACAAGCTCCTCGCACTGGAAGAGCTTATGTCGGAGCTGGATGAGATCCTGCTGGAGGACTCGACATTCGTGCGGCTGGTCGAGGGCTTCACCGCCATGGACCGGCAGTCGCAATACGCCAAGGTGGGCGAGACCACGCTGTTCGAGATCAGGGTCGAGCTGACCATGGAGTTCAGCGGCTGGTTCGATCCGAAGGTGCCTGACACGTTGGACGTGATCCATGTCGAGACGCGCTATCCGCGCGCGGACACCGACCCGGCCGAGGTCATGCAGATCATCAGGCAGTACGACCTGACCCAGAACGAAATCGCCATGGCCTTGGCCAGGGCCGCACAGTTGAAGGCGGGACGAAATGGCGGACAGCGTCTATGAGCGAGACCGTGGTCTATTGGCTGTTCGATAATCACTGCGTGTGCCCGCGCTTGCACGGCTACGTCGGCATCTCTGCGCGGTTCATTAACCGGCTGAAGGAGCACCGCTGTTCCTGGCAGTTTCCGCCGTTCAAGTACACGATCCTGCTGAGCGGGAGCGATGAGGAATGCTTTGCGCTCGAGCAGGAGCTGCGTCCGCAGCATGGCATCGGATGGAATAAGACGAAGGGCGGCCCAAACCAGGGCCGCACGCTTGGCTATACGTATTCGGATGAAGCGCGCGCGAAGGTAAGCGCAGCACTGAAGGGCCGCGAGATTACGTGGCGAGATAAGTTGTCACGCGCGCAGACTGGCAAACGGCAGTCGGACGCCTCCCGCGCAAAGCATAGTGCATCGACAAGAGGCGTACCGAAATCTGCTGCGCATCGTGCTGCGATAAGTGAAGCGACAAAGCTGAGATATGCCCGGGCGGGCGAGCGTCAGAAGACAGCAGAAGCTGTAAGAGCGGCTTTCGCCGCGACACCCCGGACCAAGAAGGAGAACCGGCCATGCCCGTGAGTTTCTCATCCATTCCTGCAAATTGGCGGATTAAGTAGATGGTCCCCTTGCCGAGCAATCGGCATTGAACAACCGGGTGAATTCGGTGAACATCCAGGACGGACAACACCGAGCCAAGCCGCAGCGATGCGGAAGGTGTAACGACTAGATCGCAAGATCGTAGGGCCAAGCGGCCCGAAGCCCCCGGCCCCTGAAAAGGGTGATGAGATAGTCTCCTCTGCATGGGAACATGCAGCAGCCGCAAGGCGGCAGCGAGCGTCGCGCCTCGCTGCGAAGGAAAGGGCCGCTATATTGGGTCGAAGTGGATTCGAGCATGGCCGGTTATCCGCGCTCGCGGCTGACCTCGCTCATCATCGGCACCATGATCGCTGACGGCACCGCCATTCCCAACGTGCCCGTGCCGGTGCCTTCGCAGGCCGACGCCCGCCTGCTGTTCGGCTACGGCTCGATGCTCGACGGCATGGTGGAAGCCTTCACGCGCAACAACTTTGCGCAGGAGTTGTGGGTCATGCCAATCGCGGAGGCGACGGCTGGTGTTGCCGCCACCGCGACCATGACGGTGACGGCACCAGCGACCGCCGCAGGCACGCTGCCGGTCTACATCGCGGGACGCCGAGTGCAGGTCAGCATCGCGGCCGGTGAGGCTATCGCCGTTGTCGGCGGCAAGATCGCCGCCGCCATCAACAAGGACCCGTCGATGCCGGTGATCGCGACCACGACGCCGGCCGACAGTCCCGACATCACGCTGACCGCGAAGTGGAAGGGCGTGGAGGGCAACGAGATCGACGTGCGGCTGGCCTATGGCGGGGCGCTCGCAGCGGAGCGCGTGCCGATCGGCCTCACCATCACGATGCCCGTCGACAACAAGCTGGCGGGCGGAACCGGCACCGTTGATCTCACGCAGGCAATCGTCAACCTGGGCGATGAGATCTACGAGTATGTCGCCACCGGTTTCTCCGACAGCACCTCGCTGATGCAGTTGGAGGCCGAATATGGCTTCTCCGACACTGGTCGCTGGGGTTGGATGCGGCAGCTCTACGGGCATGTGTTCGGCGCCTACAAGAGCGATCTGACGACGCTGATCGAGTACGGCCCAAACAACAATAGCGGCGTGCTTTCGATCATGGGGGTGGAGGACAGCTCGCCGACACCCTCATGGAACTGGGCCGCGGCCTACGCGGCCAAGGCCGCTCGCGCGCTGCTCAACGACCCGGCGCGACCGCTCCAGACGCTGGCGATGGAGGGCTGCCTGCCCGCGCCGAAGCATCAGCGCTTCACCAAGGCGCAGTGCAACCAGCTTGCGGGCGTCGGAATAGCCACCCAGTCGGTCAACGACGACGGCATCCCGGCGATCATGCGGGAGAGCACCACCTACCAGAAGAACCTCTACGGCCAGGGTGACGACGCCTACGAACTCGTACCGACGCTGGCCACGCTGGCGGCGCTGTTCCGTTCGCAGCGGCACGCAATCACCAGCAAATACCCGCGTCACAAGCTGGCGGACGACGGCACGCGGTTCGGGGCGGGGCAAGCCATCGTGACGCCGAAGATCATCAAGGCGGAGCTGGTCGCGCAGTACCGGGCCGACGAGTTCCTGGGCCGGGTCGAGAACGCGCAGGCCTTCAAGAAGAACCTGATCGTGGAACGCAACGCCAACGATGCAAACCGGATCGATGTGCTGTACCCGCCCGACCTGATCAATCAGCTCCGCATCTTCGCGGTTCTGGCACAATTCCGTTTACAATATGATAGAGGAGTCGACACCGCAATTGCAGTCTAACAGGCAGAGGTGGCGCGCATCCGGTGCGCGCCACCTTCAATGAGGCGGACGATGACGACAGGACGAGTCAACCGGCGCATGGTCACGGCACCGCCAGATGCGGACTTTGACGCGGGTGATGCCTACGGCAAGGTGGGATCGCCGTACTGGGACAAGCAACCGGTTGCCATCGTCGCCGGCGGGCATTCACTCATCGGTTTTGATTTCGAGCGCCTGCGGGGCGCGACCATCCTTGCGGTCAAGGGGTCGATCTTCGACATCCCATGGGCGGACGCAGGGTTCGGTCTCGATATAGAGCGCTATGCCGAATGGCGCGACAAGCTCGCCGACGTGCCGGCGCGTGTCTACTGGGCGGTTCCCGAGGACCAGCTCGCCAAGACTGGTCCGCCGCCATCGCGCAACGTCACCTTCGTCAAGCGGCTGGTGGGTCAGGCGGTGTCTGAAGATCCAAGCGCGATCTATGGCGGCGGCACCAGCGGGTTCGGTGCGCTGCAAATCTGCCTGCACAAGCAGGCCAAGCACATAATCTTGTTCGGCTACGACTATGACGGTTCCTTTCAAGACAACCAGCAGCACGACAAGAAGCGGGCACAGAACCACGAGAACTGGAAGGTCTGGGCGAGCCACTTCGAAGTCTACGTCCCGCACCTCAACAAGCGTGGCGTTCACATTGCGAATGCCTGTCCGACATCGGCAATTCGCTGTTTTCAGAAGGTCACGCTCGATGACGGCGTGGCAATGCTCTCTCGGTAACAGCCTGGGAGCCCGATGTGATTGTCGCGTGCGTGCGCACCGGCAGCGAGTACGGATTCGATTACGTCATCAAGCTGCGCAACATGATCAGGCGTCACCTGTCGCGCGACCACGAGATGGTCTGCATGACAGATCAGCCCGAGCGGTGTGACGACGTCACCTTTATCGACGTGGTGGAGGCAGGCCTCCCAGGGTGGTGGAACAAGATGCTTCTGTTCGAGCCGACGTGGCGCGGCCGATCAAAAGTAGTTTACTTCCATCTCGACAACATTCTCATCAACGACGTCACACCACTTGCGGATGCACCGGGCGAGTTCAGCATTTTGGAAAATCCGGCGCGGCGCGCGGGACTCGACTATCCCTGCAAATACAGTAGCAGCGTCATGGTGATCGGCGGCGGCCAGTGCGGGTTCATCTGGTCGCGCTTCGACCACCGTCGCGACTGGTACATTGAGCGGTCCTGGCGCTACGGCGACCAGAAGGCCATTGAGCTTCTGTATCCCGAGGCGCTGTTCCTGCAGGCCCTGATGCCACGGGACTTTTTCTGCAATTACCGCGACCTGACAATGCACCCGCCGAAGCACGCGGCGGTCATCAATTTCGGAGGGAGCCACAAGCCGCAAGTCTGCGCCATCCCATGGGTGCAGGAGGCGTGGCAGTGAGTTACAGCCCGGTCTGGTGGCTATCGATGCCGGGACCTACACAGGGCTGTATTCGATCGTGGCGGCGCGGGTGATCGCGTTCCATCGCTCGTAGTAACGCTTCATTACAACCCGAAAGTCCAACCAACTACCTGGGCGAGTTTTGGAGAAAGGTCTCTCCAACCACGCAAACCATTTGCACGACCTTGGATGCTTTGGGTTTTTCAAAGGTGACTGGTAATAAAAGAAAAGGGGCCGGCGTTTGAGCGCCTGCCCCCTCAAAGTTTCGATCCAGATTGCCGTGCGGCACGCCCCTTTAACCATGGGAGGCTTGCATGCCGCAAGGGCCTATCGCTGGCACCGCGTATCTAAAGGTTGACGGAGCGATGTTTCCGCTCAAGGGCAGCCTCACCGTGTCGATCACGCAGGTCGAGCGCACCGGCATCGCCGGTCAGGATTACGTGCACGGCTACCAGGAGCTGCCGCGCGTGCCGTACATCGAGGGCGATCTCTCAACCTTGCCCGAGGTCAGCACCGAGTTTCTGGAAAGCATCACCGACGCCACCGTCACCGCCGAGCTGGTGAACGGGCACACCTACGTGTTGCGCAATGCGTGGGTCAAAGGCCCGGTCGAGATCAACACCCACGACGGCCAGTTCCGCATCCGGTTCGAAGGTGTCGATGGCGACGAGCTGACATCGTAAGGAGCACGCAATGGCGGAAGCGGCAGTCAAGATGGTGGAGCAAGAGGACCCTCCGAAGCCGGTGCGTCCGAAAGAGATCGTCATCGAGCTGACCACACCCGTGCAGGCGCACGGGGAGATGGTGAAAAAGCTGGTGTTCCGCAGGCCGACCGGCGGCGACATCATGGCGATGGGCAGCGGCTATCCCATCGTTCAGGACTGGCGGATCGGGGCGATCGCGGTCAACCCGGCGGTGATGGGGGAGATGATGTCCATACTGGCGGCTGTGCCGCCCTCGACCATCAAGGCGCTCGACAGCGAGGACTGGTCGACCTGCGCGCATGCGTTAATACGTTTTTTCCCGCCGGGCCCCCAGGCGATGCAGTTCTGAACTGCTATCGGCTGGCGCGGGTCTACTCTTGTTCCCCGGCGGAATTTCTCGCGATGCCGCTCGACGAGGTCGAGCAGCACATGGAGTGGACCGACAAGATGCTCGCCGTTGCGGAGGCGCAGCGGCACTGAGGCAGTGCCATGCCGGATGATGTCCTTCGCCTGCGAGCAACCGTCGTCAGCGAAGAAGCGCTGGCGAACATCCGCGCCATCGGTCGCGAGATCGGCGCGGTGCCGGCGCGCGCGGGCAAGGGCGTCGAGCAGGTCAACAGCAGCTTCAGCTCGCTCGGCAAGACCATCAAGGGCGTCGGCAGCGAGCTGAAGTCGGCGGTGCCGTCGCTGGGGGCGTTCGGCCTGGGCGCGGCTGGCGTCGGGGTTGCCGCCCGCACGCTGATCGGCACGCTGGGCGACATCTCATCCAAGATCGTCCAGATGAAGTACGCCAGCAAAGAGCTGGGGCTGAGCGAGCAGGCGCTGCGCGCCTTCACGTCCGAGGCGCAGAAGGCAGGCATCGCGCCCGAGGCCATGATGGCAGGCCTGTCGGGGTTCCGGGGCACATTTACCGACTTCAAGAACCGGATAGGCGATCTGCGCGGCGAGCTTTACGCGATGGGCGCGGGCGACTTGGTAAACCGGATTGCGGCGTCAACCGACATGCTGGATGGCCTCAAGCAGGCGTTCGACTTCAAGGAGGCGCTCAACAAGTCCGATCCGTCGGGAGAAAAGGGCAGAAGGCTCTTTGACATGCTCAAGCTGGGCGCTGTCGCGGCGCGGCTGTCGTGGGAGCAGTGGGCCGACACCGTCAAGACCAAGAAGGCATTTTCCGATGAGGACATAGCCACAGCCGTAAAATTCAACGGCATGCTCGTCGACATGGGCGAAACCTGGGATCTGCTCAAGGTCAAGTTCGGCGTGCGCCTCATCCCGGCGCTCACCAACGAGCTGGGAGAGTTGAACAAGCTGATTGACGGGTTGAGCAAGCTGGACGACTGGGCATCGAAGGCGTCGGGCAAGGGCGATCAGGCAAGCTCGTTGTCGTCGTGGATGCTCGGGCTGGCTCTGCCCGGTCGCGCGTTCAGCCTGGAATACATGATGAAGAACCCGCTGCTGGGCGGCGGCGCGGGTGGCACTCCAGCCGAAAGCGCGCCAGCGCCACCCTTGCCGTCAGTGCAGGAGAAGCGCGCCGCGCGCCGCGCCCGTGGCTTCAGTCCAATTTCGTTCGGCGGCTTTGGCGACGACGGCGGCGAGAGCAGCGGGGCATCGCGCATCGTGCAGACCGGCGTGTACGACGCCCTGGTGGAGTTCTCGGGCGGCAGCAGGGGCAGCGTGGGTGGTGGCAGCGGCTTCACCAACGCCTCCTACAGCCCAGGCGGCATGGGGGGGCCTGGGGGCATGGACAACACCCCGATTGGCCGCGCATTCCGCGCCGGCGGGACGGGTGGGCCACCCGGAACAGGCACGGGCGCTGGCGCTGGCACAGGACCGGCAGGCCCTCCGGGCACGACAACCGGCAACCCTAACGGCCAAGGAGTTGGCGGTGGCTCGCAGGGCGGCACTGGCGGCATCACGGCTCCTGCAGGCACCGCAATCGCGAAACAGGGCTTGGCGACCGTCACCTCCCCGAGCGGCAAGAAGTTTCAGGTCGATGAGCGGTTCGCGCAGAACTTCCAGGGGTTCATCAACGATTACGAGAAGGCCGGTGGTACGCTTGGTTCCGCGACTGGCACGCTTGGCTCTCGCCCGCACAACGCATCGGGACATCCGATTGGTGCCGCCATCGACATCAATCAGGTCGGCTATGGCGTTCGCGGCGGCACCGGCAAGTCGCTGCCAGTTGGGACGGAGAACGAGCTGGCGGAAAAATGGGGGCTTGTTTCGGGCGCGAACTGGCGCAAGCCCGACACCGGCCATTTCGGCATCCGCAGTGTCGAAGCGGCGCGGCAGGCGCTGATCCAGCAGGGTGTCGATCCGGGGCGGGCGACGGCGATTGCGCAGGCCGGTGGTGGCGGCACCAAGGGGACGTGGTTCAACGCAGGTGCTCCGATAGGGAGCTGGTCCGACCCAGCTGGACGCCGCGAGGGCGCGCAGGCGAGCAGACTGCCACACACCGATCCCGGCATTGCCACGCCTGGACGCGGCGGGCTGGGCGAGTGGCACGAGGTGACGCTGCCTGACGGGCGGGTCATGGTCATGAAAAAGAGCGATGTCGGTCCCGGCAGGGCCGCGCAGAAGCGCGGTGTCGGCGTGGACATCAATGCGGCAGCGGCGGCACAGCTTTACCCTGGGGGTCCAGGCACGTTCCCAAGCGGGGCCGGTGGCTTCCATGTCAGGCGGATCGGGAAGAATTTGCCGCCGGGAATGCAGCCGGGACTACAGGGCAGCAGCCGCATCGACAACGCCAACCGCCCGCCATCGGTCAACGGCAACGTCAACGTCACGGTCAATTCCAACGGCACCAAGGCCAACGCCAAGGTCAACGAGGCGGGTGACCTCTATCAAGGCACGACGGTTCGGCAGCACAAGCAGATGCAGCGCACCGAGGATGCCGCGGAGACTTTGAGCATATGAGCATCAAGGACAAGGTCCCGAACCCGTGGCGCAAGCGCTACCAAGAGGCGGCGTTCCGCAACGTGCAGTTCTTCGTCGAGAGCGATGCGCAGCAGGGCGGGCGGCGCGTGGCAGTGCACGAATACCCGAAGCGCAACACGCCATACGCCGAGGACATGGGGCACAAAGCTCTGCGCTTTCTCGTGCAGGGCTACCTTATCGGGCCGAATTACTGGGACCAGAAAAACCGGCTGATCGACGCGCTTGAGAAGGACGGCCCCGGCCTGCTGCGGCTTCCGCTGCCATTCGAGATGACGGACAAGCGGGTCATGGTGATGTCCTACACCGTCACCGAGGCGCGCGAGAAGGGCGGCTATTGCACGGTGGAGATGGACTTCGTCGAGTATGGCGACCCAGAATTCCGGCGCGAGGTTTCGACATCGGGGCAGGTCGAGGACGATGCATTCCAACTTGAGGATCAACTGATCGGGCCGCCCGCGCGCAAGACCGACAAGCAGATCGGGGACATGCTGGGCTACGCGCTGGTGAAAAAGAGCGCCGGGGAGATGAACGCAAGTTTGGAGGGGCGAATGAACCGCCTCACGCCCGCCGGCAACTTCGCAATGCGCAATTCCAGCGGCCAGATAATCGTCCAGCAACCATGATGCACGACGATGAAATCGTTGGGATCGTCAAGCGGATCGGCCCCGTCGTGCTGTCGGCCGCCGTGAAGCCGACCGGCACCGTCGGCACGGCGTTGCGGCGCGCGGTCGGCATGATGGTGGTCGACCGCAACATGCTGGACCTGGAAACCTTCTGCTACGCCTTCAGCGTCTGCGTCGATCTCGCGCGCAACTGCAAGGCCACGCTGACCACCATGGACCGGGTGCGCAAGGCGGCACTGGCGGAGCGGCCGGTCAGCCTGCAAGCGGTGCAGACCGTGCTCGCCATAGTGCGGCTGACGCTGGCGACCGAGGCCCGCATCGTTGTCTACATGGCATTCCGCTCGCGCGAGGAGGTCGATGCCATTGCCGGTGTGATAAACGCCGCCTTCACGCAGACCATCGAGGTGGCGTCCGACGATCTCGATGCCGCGACCTACATGGCGCTGATCAACCTGCACGGCAGCGTCACCCAGCACCTCGCGATGCGTGGGCGGCTGCTTCCGCGCGTCATCAACTACAACTATCAGACCGTGATGCCGTCGCTGCGGATGGCGCAGCGCGCCTACACAAACCCGACGCGCCACCTTGAGCTGATTGCCGAAAATTCTGTCGTCCATCCCGCCTTCATGCCCCGCGCGGGCAAGATGCTGGCGGTGTAGCGATGGGCATCACAGTCCGCGAAGTTCCCATAGTGCCAGCGGAAACGCCGGATGATCCGGTCATCATCCGCCGCCCAGGCTCCAAGGAGATCGCCAGCCTGGAGGTGCGCGGGCAGATTTACACCAACTGGACATCGGTGCGGGTCGAGCAGAAGTGGACCGAGAGCTTCCCGGTGTTTCAGTTCGAGTGCACTGAGGAGGCTTCTGTCCCACTCACCATCCAGGGAGCGCAGTTCGTCCCCGGCGACATCGTGCGGGTGTTCCTGGGCGGCTATCCGGCGGTGTTTGGCTACATCACCGAGCGCCACGTCGGCTACGACGCCAACAACCACGGTGTGCGGCTGATCGGCTGCGGCGACACCATCGATCTGGTCGACTCGTCGGTGCCGCTCGACAAGCTGGATGGCCACGACGGCAAGTCGGTGACGCAGCTCGCGAACGATCTGGCCGCGCATCTCGGCGTCAACATTCACACCAAGGGCGACGTGGACAACACGCCGTTCAAGAACATCCAGGTGCAGCCTGGAGAGACACCGATGCAAGCCATCGAGCGCTACGCCAAGATGCGCAGCATCGTCATCGGGTCGATGGCCAATGGCGGGTTGCTGCTGATCGGCGAGCACCCGGTGCAAACAAGCGGCTATCTGGTCGAGAGTGGCAACATCCTGCGCGCCAACGCGGTGGTGCGTGACAACAAGATCTACAAGCGCACCTTCTCGGTCGGGCAGGACAGCGGGAGCGACGAAGCCAACGGCGACCCACAGAACAAGCAGGTGGCGACCCGCGATGGGACTTCCACCCGCAATCGGCACTTGGTGGTGGTGGCGGACGTGGCCGACACGATGCACGGCATCAAGCGCCGCGCCGACATGGAATACGTGTTTACGCAAGGCAGCGAGATCGAAGCGCAGATCACGGTGCAGGGCTGGTTCAAGGACGCAAACCTGTCCGAGGAGATATGGCGCGCTGGCGAATACTACGCCGTCACCTCGCCGTCGCTGATCATGTACGACGAGGTGCTGGGCTGCGCGGGCTGCACCTACGAGCAGAACGACGGCGGCACCACGACCACGATGACGATGGTCAAGCCCGTGCATATGAACGGGCGCTACAATTACCGTGAAGCCAACGTGATCTTTCGCGCCAAGGAGCGGGCCGAAGCCATCGCGCGGCGGCAGATCGACAGCCAATTGCCGTGAGGACGACGTGAACAGGAACAGTCTGTTGGAGATGTCGGGGCGGACGATGCACCAGATCGTTCGGCTGACGATGAACAAGGCCAACGACAATCCGATGATGCAGGAGCTGAGTTTCGACGGCATGGCGAGCGAAGGCCGCAAGATCGTCGAGCGCATGCAGTCGTTCGGCATGAGCGCGATCCCGATGCCGCGCGACGAGCAGGAGGGCGGCCCGCAGGGCGGCATGGCCAGCCTGCTGTCGAACATCAAGGGCAAGGCCGCAGAGGGCATTGCGGTCTTCCTGGGAGGCCAGCGCAACCATCCTGTGGTGATCGGGGTCGATGACCGCAGGCACCGCCCGATGGGCCTGAAGCCGGGAGAGAGTTTCCAGTACGACCACCAGGGCCAGGGCACGCTGATCCGTGCGGCGGCGACGTACATCATGTCGCTCGACGATGACGGAAATGGCCAGGCTCCCGGCGCCAAAATGCTGCGTGACGCGCAGGGGCGCGCGACCGGCAAAAGCGAGAAGAAGGAGCGCTTCGTTTCAGTCCGCCATGTTGTCAAGAAGAAGCAGGACCGCAGCAACGGCACCCCGGAGCAGAACCTGCGGTCATGGGCTGACGCCGGTTACGACATCAGGGCGATGAGCGCGGACGAGCGCGCGGAAGCGGAGCGCTCCCCCAATCGCGAGCAGTACAAACACGAGGGGGACGAGGTCAACACCGAGATGAGGGCCTCAAAGAGCAAGGTCGAGTTTCGGACCGGGGACACCGTGGTCGGCCACTACGACAAGGACAACAAGCGGTGGCTGCACACGGCTGGCGGCGACGAGAAGAAAAGCAGCAAGGTGGACGACCAGCACGTTCACATGATGCACGGCGACAATGTTCTCTGGTGCGACAGTGCAGGCATCTGGTCGAGCAAGCCGATCGAACTCAAGGCCGACCCAAGCTCCAAGGAGATAATCAAGCATCCGCTGGAGCTGCGCATCGAGGCGCTTGAGGCCCGCCTTGCAGTGCTGGAGGCGCGGCCGTGATCGGCGACATCCGCTATTTGCAGCAGCTCGATTTTCCCGCCTACGCGGTCAATCTCGACTGGCTGCTGACGGACCAGAACCTGATCGCGGACGGTTACGATCTGCAAACCGCCGTGATCATCGCGCTGGGCACCAACGCGCTGGCACCCGTCACCGAGGAACTGCCCGACCCCGACGCCACCGACAGGTGCGGCTGGTGGGGCGACATGGACGCAGAAGAACTGTGGGGCGGCTGGCCGGTCGGCTGCCTGCTGTGGCTGTTGCGCAGGGCCAAGATCACCGGGGCCGGGGCGCGCAGCGGCTCCACGGTCACGCGCGTGGACGGCTGGACCCGCGATGCCATGCGGCCGTTCGTCACCAACAGAATCGCCTCGCGCATCGACGTGGTCGCCGAGCAGACCGACATCGGCCGCATCGACGTTCGCGTCGTCATCTATCGGGGACCGGAGCCAGCCGTGGAGATGCGGTTCGCCGACCTCTGGCAGCAGCTCATCGAGGGGATCCACTGATGTGGCAGACGCCGACGCTCAAAGAGACGCGCCGCCTGACGCGCGACTACGTGCTCAGTCAGCTTGGCGCCAAGGCCATGATCCCGAACTCGGCCTTGCGCATCATGTCCGATGCCATGGCCGGTCTGGCAAATCTGACGCTGCTGTATCTCGACTGGCTGGCCAAGCAGCTATTGCCAGACACCGCAGAGCGTGAATGGCTCGACCGACATGGCGTTATTTGGCTGGTCAATGCCGATGGCTCGAAGGGACGCAAGGCGGCGACTTACGCCAGCGGCACCGTGCAGTTCACCGGCAATCCAAACTTCGTCGCGCCGGTCGGCACGCTGTTGTTGGGTGCGAACAGGGTGCAGTACCAGACCGTAACCGAGGCGCTGATCGGCAGCGGTGGGACCGGAACGGCCGAGGCGGTGGCGCTGACCGCAGGCACGGTCGGCAACCTGCTGGATGGCGACACCATTGGGATCGTGACCCCGATTGCCGGCATTCCGAGCGCAGCGCTGTTCGGCGACATGACCGGCGGCATCAACGAGGAGAGTGACGAGCAACTCCGCGAGCGCATCCTGTTCCGCATCCAGAACCCCGCAATGGGCGGCAGTCAGGCGGACTACGTGGTCTGGGCCATGCAGATGCCGGGGGTCACGCGCGCCTGGGCGGCGGCAGAGCAGGGGCCGGGAACCATCACGACGCGCTTTCTGATGGACGACCTGCGCGCGGACAGCGGCGGCTGGCCGACCCCAGAAGACGTGCAGGAGGTCAGCGATTACATCGACACGAAGCGGCCGGTCACGGTGATGGGCTGCTACGTGTTCGCGCCGCTGATCGTCTACCTCGACATGACCATCAGCAACCTGTCGAAGGCCGACGACGCCACCCGCGCCGCCATCGTGCAGTCGCTCGTCGACATGCTGTTCCAGCGAGCAGCGCCAGGGCAGACGATCCATCGCTCGTGGGTGGAGGAGGCCATTGGCAACGCGGTCGGGGAGGATCACCACGACCTGACTTTCGAGACAGCGGTGATGCCGTCGCTGGGGCACATGGCGGTGCTGGGAACGGTCTACTTTCCATGACCGACGACCCGTACACAAATCCGATCCCAGGCAAGCGCTACTTCTACGGCGACACCTATTCGGACGCGCTTGGAAACCCGGTACGCCCAACGCCGCCCCCCTTGGCGCTGGAGGAGCCGACTTCCGCGGTTCCGCAGCAGCTCGCGCCCGACACCCACATGCGGCGCACGGGCGACGACTACGCCGAGGGGCTGAACAGCCTGTTGCCGCTGGGGCCTGCATGGCCGCGCGATCCGCTCAGCGCCCTCATGGCGACCGTGCGCGGGCTGGCGCAAATCTGGGGGCTGGTGGACAGCCGCGCCGCGGACCTGCTGGAGCAGGAGAGCGACCCGCGCAAAACGCTCGAGCTATTGCCGGATTGGGAGCGCAATTGGGGCCTGCCCGATCCTTGCTACGAGGAGCCGCAATCAATTGGTGAGCGCCAGCGCGCGCTCGTGATGCGGATGACGATCCAGGGCGCGCAGTCGCGCGAGTTCTTCATCCAGATCGCCGCGATGCTCGGGTACGTGATCACGATCAGTGAATATCGGGTGTGGGTTGTCGGGATCGACCGCTGCGGGGATAGCCGCATCTATGGCACGGCCCCCGAGCTTCCAGCGCTCGATCCGTGGGGCCTGCCAATCGTCGACCCGCGCGGCGTTCCTGTTGCCGAAGGCCAGTTGTCGGAATGGCCAAGCTACGGGCTTGGGCCGCCGGGAAACCGCTTCTATTGGACCGTGCACGTCGATCAGACCAAGCTGATCTGGTTCCGCGTTGGCAGCGGCGGCGGCCAGACGGGCATAGACCCGCATCTGCGCATCGGCAGGGCTGACGATCTCGAATGTTTACTGAACCGCTGGAAGCCAGCGCACACCATCATAATCTTCGATTATTCCGGCATGAGCACGATGCCTGACCACGTCTGGTTCGAGGTGTCGAAGCATCAATGCGGAGTCGACCCGCACTGCCGCATCTTCATCGCTGGCGTAGAGGGCTAAAAATGAGGAGGTCAGCTTGAAATACAACGCACCATTTGGCAACTCGAACGATGATGCCGGTTATGTAAACGGCAACCCCGAAACGGGCGTGGCGGGATCGATCCCACCGGCTGCGTCCATCGAGTACCCGCAACGCGAGATCGTCAACTTCGTCAGCGTCACCGGGCTGACGCCGAGCAATTCAGACCTGATGCAGCTCGCGAAGGCGGTGCAGATCGGCCGGGTCAACTACGGCATCGATGTCGGTGCCCCGAATGCCATCGCGGTGACGCCGGTCCTGCCGGTGGCGGCCTATGTGCCGGGACTGCGGATGTACATCAAGGTGGGCAACAAAAACACCTCGCAGGTGACCGTCGCCCTGGCGGGGCTGGGCGCGGTGCCGCTGCTGCATTCCGATCTATCGCCACTGCTGGCCTACGAGCTGGGGGTCGGGCAGTTGATCGAGGTCTGTTACGACGGCACTAATTTCCAGATGGTCGGCGGCGGCAGCCCCACCCAAACGGTAACGATGACAGCGCCTGCGCATCTCTACGTGAACGCCAGTACCGGCGACGACACGCTGTACGACGGCACTTCAGCGGCGGTGAGCGGCGGGCACGGCGGGCCGTTTCGGACGGTGCAGAAGGCGCTCAGCGTCATGGCCCGCTACAACCTGGGCGGCTGGGACTTCTACATCCACGTTGCGGACGGCGTCTATGCCAACGCAGCGCCAGTCGAGTTCCCGCTGCCGAATGGTTCGGGCGTCGTCCATGTTGTCGGCAACACCGCCAACCCGGTCGCCGCCTCGATCTTCAACACCGCCGCCGGGTCGGCATGGAAAATAATGCTGGGCGGCAATTGGTCTCTGGACGGCTTTAGTTTCCGCACCACCAATCAACAGGCCGGTGATCAGGGCAACGGCATCTGGGGGGCGGGTGCCGCCAACATCACCCTCGGCGCTGCGACTTGGAACAGTTGCTATGGCGACCACTTCCTGCTGGGTCCTGGCGGCAGCGCGTTGATTGCCGGTCCACAAACAATTGTCGGCGGGTCAACCGTCGGCTCGCACCTGCACGGCTACACCAACGGCGTGCTGGTCAACGGCATCCCTGCATCGCCGCTGCTGACCATCACGGCTGCGGTCGCGTTTCCTGCCGGGTTCGTATGCGCGTCGCAGGGCGGTCAGACCCGGCCGATCTACAGCTCGATCACGGGTGCCTCGAATGTCACCGGGCCGAAGTTCAAGGCTACGCTGAACGGCGTGATCGACTCGGCCGGACAGGGTGTCAACTACCTGCCGGGAAATTCGGCTGGTATTCTCCAGAGCGGAGGGCAATGGGCATGATCAACATCATCGATCACTACTGGGCGATAGCCAGCTCTACAACCGACGTCTACCAAAGCAAGAGCAACACCGTGGTGCCGATCGGCGACCCGGCCTATGACGGCTGGAAGACAAGTCGCGGAGCACAGGCGACAAACATCGCCAGCGTGGCGGAGTTGGCGGAGGTGCTGCGCGCTAACGGATCGCCGCTCCCGGCGTGGCTGTTGGCGGCACCGTCGTTCATCCAGCCGGCGGCCGGGGCGTACAGCAAGCCGCAGCTTGCTGCCTACAACGGTGACGCCCGGTCGCGCAAGGCAAGTGGCGGCTGTACCATCGGCGGCAAGCCCTATCTGTCCGACCCTGTCTCACGCAACACAGTCGGCAGCGCCCATGATTATGCGGTGGCGAACCCCGGCCACATCACCGACTGGAAACTGGCAGACGGCACCTTTATCCAATTGGACGAGGCTGGACTTGCGCATGTGTTGCAGCAGATGGCGACGTTCGTGCAACAATGCTTTACGTGCGAAAGCACAACTCTCGCCAGCATCAACAGCGGCACGATCACCCTCGTCGCTCAGGTCGATACTGCATATGCCGCGATCTCAAACACCTTGCCGTAAAAGAGGCTGACGATGGCCATCGTCAACATCATTGTCTACAACGACGCGGACTTCTACCGCACGTTTGCGTATCAGACCGTCGCTGGCGATCCCATCGACCTGACCGGCGGTGTCATGGAAATGATGTTGCGGCGGCACGCAAGTGATGCGGCAGCCTTGATGCGCCTTGCGACCGACACCGGAGAGATCGTCCTGATCGACCCGGTGGCTGGCATGTTCACCGTGCGGATTGCACAAGGCGCGCTGGAGCGGTTCGGCCTGGGCGATTACGACCACTCCAATATCCTGACGCTCGGCGGCAGCAAGGTCCGCATCTGGTCGGGCACCCTCACGAACAACGCGGGGGCCACACGATGAGCGTGACGGTCATTCAAACTTTTACGCAGGGGCCGCCCGGATTGCAGGGGCCGCCCGGGCCGCCTGGGGCACCTGGGGTGCCTGGGGTGCCAACCGGCACCGTTGATACAATTACAGCGACACCGTCGTCGATTGCCCCGACATCCGCGACGATTTATTTCAACATACCAACAGCAGCCGCAATCGCGCTCCCCGTCGCCAGCACTTGGAAAATGAACAATCCATCCGGCACTCTCTTTCTGAAGGACTTGAGCGGGGCGGCGGCAACCAACAACATCCTGATCAACTGCGTTGGCGGCGACCAGATAGATGGCAAAGCGAGTTTCAAGATCGCGAGCAGTTGGGGATCGTTTCGCCTGGACGTAACGCCGTCGAATAATTGGACCTTTGTGGGTTAAGAGGGGGAATGAATAATGCGTCTCTTAGTCACCGCCGCAATTCTCTGCTGCGCGGTCCCGGCTGCGGTGCAGGCGCAATGCACGGGGCAATTCGCGGCCGGGGCAATATGCGGAAATCCAGCGGCGGGGCAGGACATCCCACTGCCTGCGCTACCAAACGCCCTTGGAATTGTTGCCTATCTGCCGAGCGGAATGTTCATTCCAAACGTACCCTTTGGCGGGGACTGGCTGTCTTACTACACTCCGGTGTCGTTCGTCGATAATGCGCCCCACGCTGGAAACGCCAAGACTGCGTTTTCAGCCAGCACCTATGCCGTCGGCAGCACGGCGGACGGACCAGCGAATGCCAACTACGGCGCGTTCATCGTGGCGCAGAAACAGAATTATCTGACCTCGGCAATTCTTGGGGAAATAGACGGCATCTACGTCGTCGCCAATCAAGGGAAACTGGGGGATACCGCTGCAATCCTTGCTGGGACAAGGAAAACGAATGGGGGAACAGGGGCGGCTATCGGTGCCGAGATTGCCGCAGACCTTGTCGATAGCAGCGGCGTGGTTCAACAAGCGAACCATCAGCACATTGGTTTGATGAGCGTGGATAGCTCGGAGTACGTCGGCTACAATACAGAGGCGTGGGTCGGAAACCTTACGTCAGCCTTTCGAGCCGATACTTACACCGGGGTTGGAGCGTCGCCAGCTTGGAGCAATGTGCTGGTTGCACGTGCAAACCGTACCGACGCAAACATCTATTTCAAGATTGATGGGGCGGGAAAGGTTTATGCCAGTCCTGGCAGCGCAGCACTGCCTGCGTATGCCTTTGTCGGTGGCACTGGCGACGGCATGTGGCATCCAGGCGCGGGCGGCCTGGGGTGGGCTACAAATGGCGTCAATCGCATGTACCTCGACCCCGGCAAACTGTATCCAGACATTGATAATACCTATTCGCTGGGCGATGCGTCGTTCCGGTGGGCGAACGTGTATACCAATCAATTGCGCGCAAATACCCTTAGCGTCATCACAATGGCAAACGCCGCCACAACGAGCGCCGTCTGCTACAATACCGGGACCGGGCTTTTCACTTACAACGGCACGGTCGGGACCTGTACGGTTTCAGATGCGCGCTTGAAAGATGTAGATGGGCCGATCACGGGGGCGCTCGACAAGCTGCTTCAAATCAGCGGCGTCAATTTCCATTTCAAGGATCAGCGCAAGTATGGACCGGGGCCACAGATCGGTGTCGTGGCGCAGGCTGTCGAGGCCGTGTTCCCGCAACTCGTCAGTACGGATGAGGACGGCACCAAGAGCGCGGATTATCAGAAGCTCGTTGCGCCGATCATCGAGGCGATCAGGGAACTGAAGGTCGCCAATGACAGTCTCAGAGCGGAGGTCGATCAACTCAGGAGGCGCTTGAACATGCCTCGCGCGCCGCGCGGCCCTGGTGAGTTGCTGCAATGACTGACACCACGACGGTCATCGCTGACGAAGTTTCCGTCATTCAAGATGACGACATCGCACTCATCCAGACCTTTGAGCAGGGACCGCCTGGATTGCCTGGGCCGCCGGGGGCTGCTGGGCCGCCTGGACTGCCTGGACCGCCCGGAATTGACGGGCCGGCGGGACCGCCTGGACCGGCTGGCGGGCCGCAGGGTCCGGCGGGTCCGCAGGGCCCGAAAGGAGACCCCGGCCCGACCGGCTCGCCCGGTAGTCAGGGTATCCAGGGTATTCAGGGGCCGGTCGGGCCGCAGGGGGCGGTCGGTCCAGCGGGCGCCACAGGTCCAGCAGGACCAGTGCCAGAGGCACCGCTCGATGGCCAGCAGTACGCGCGGCAGAGTTCGGCCTGGAGCGTCGTCGCGAGCGGTGCCGTTGCGACGTACATCGGCGATACACCGCCAGCGAGCCCAGCGGTTGGTCAACTTTGGTGGCAGAGCAACAGCGGGAATATGTTTATTTGGTTCTACGACGGGACCAGCACTCAGTGGGTTCCGGCAATGATTGGATCGCCGGGGCCGACTGGACCTCCTTGCACGGTGATCCTTGGGAGCGGGTTGGTGTAAATGGCCTTTTTCGACACCACTTGGTACGTTTCGTCGGTCAAGTACGCCGCCGTGACGGCGCGTCCTCAGAACGCTGCGGTGGTGGCGGGGCAACTGGTTCGGCAGTTCACCGCGCCTGCGGTCGGCAGCGAGCGGGTGTTTGTCTGTACACAAGCCGGCACCACCGCCAACGTCACCGATGCGACATGGAACATAGCGCGCGGTGGCACTACCACAGATGGGACAGCAAAGTGGCAGGAATGCACGGGCCAACCCGCAGTCAACGGCGACTTAACAAGTACGCTAACGTGGGCACAAGTCAAAGCTATTGGAGGGGTTGTAGGTTTAGGAACGGTCATAAAACGCAACAACGGCGTTTCGTATCAAATTAATACAAGTGGCGCTGGTGCCCAGGGCGCTTCCGAGCCGGCGTTCAGCGACACAGCCGGCGTTCCGACGACAGACGGTGCAACGAATTGGACCTCGCTCGGTCCAGTGGGCAACTTCCCTGCCTGGGGCGCACCTCACGCGCGGTTAGCTGTTGCCTACGTTTGGGGCGCGGCCGGGAATAAGTTCTTCCTGGCCGACAACCACGCCGAGACACAGGCAACGGCGCTGACGCTGACCAGCCCAGCAACGGCAGCTGGCGGGCCAACCTATGCGATTTGCGTGGATCGTACTGTGTCACTGCCGCCGGTCGAGGCCAACATCAACACTGGGGCCGCCATCGCGGTGACGTCTACCAACAACATTATTCTCAACGTCAGCGGATCTGCGGCGACATCCTATTATCAAGGAATATCGTTCAGTGCCGGAAACACGGCTGCGGCCATCAACATAAACACGGCAACGGCCAATTATGTTTTCAAGAATTGCGGTTTTGTTTTAGCCGGCGCGGCCACCGCCAACACGATAATCGTAGGATCAAGCTCTTCGTCACCGGCTCAAATTTTGTGGGACAACTGCACGGTCAACTTCAGTCATGCCGGGCAATCAATCAAGCTGCAAAATGCCGGCTTTGAGTGGCGCAACACGGCATCGGCTATTCAGGGAACCGTTCCAACGACGTTGTTTGTTCCATCATCAACACTTTCCAACACCCTCATATGTAGAGGCTTGGATCTTTCGGCGTTGTCAACGACTTTGGTTGCCCCCGGAAGCGCCACTCCTTATGTGTTCGAGGACTGTAAATTCAATGCGAGCATGACACGTCTTGGGTTGGCCAGTTCAATTGGTTACGCTGCCGACCCAGTCGTAACCGTGCGCTGCGACAGCGGCGCCACCAACTACAAAGCTACCCGCGACGAGTACGCGGGCTCTCAATCCACCGAGACCTCGATCACCCGTGTCGGAGGCGCCACCGACGGCACCACGCCGACCAGCATCAAGATCGCCACCAATGCGCAGGCTACGTTCCTGACGCCGTATCGCATGCTGCGGCTGGCGACGTGGAGCGATGTGACTGGTGCCAATCAAACGGTGACGGTGTGCGGCACGATTAATTCTGCATCGTTGCCGAAGAACGACGAAATCTGGATGGACGTGCAGTATCTCGGCAGTTCGGGGTCGCCGGTCGCGTCGTTCAAGACGACGTGCAAGTCGCATCCGCTAGCGGCCAACGCGGCGGTGTCCTCGGATGGCAGCACCTGGAACGGCGGCGGTTCAGGCGCCGGCTGGTCCCCTTTCAAGCTCGTCGCCACCCTCACCAGCCCGCAGCCGCAGATGAAGGGCTACGTCTACGCCAGCATTCGCGCCGCCAAAGCTTCCACCATTTACTACATCGATCCACAAGTCACACTGAGCTGAACCATGTATGACTTCCCTAGTACCCCTGCCGAAAACCAGGAGTTCACCCCAGCGGGCGGCGTGACATATATTTATAACGCCCCACGTTGGTCGGTGAAACCAATTCCAGGCGGCCCCGCAACTGTGCTGCCGCTGGTGAATGCCACACCCGCAGTGGTCGGTACGTCGCTGTTGTTTTCGCGCCAGGATCACGTCCATCCGACCGATACATCGCGGGCGTCTTTGATCTATGTAGATGCACAGGATGCGCTGAAGGTCGCCAAGGCGGGCGACACCATGACGGGCGACCTGACATTGCAGAGCGCCAGTCCAATTTTCACTATGAACTCAGGCGCAACCAATCAGGCGCAGGTCGTGTATCGCAAGAATGGAGTCGCTCGCTGGGACACGTTCTATGGAGCGGATGCAGAGAGTAGCGGTAATGCTGGCTCAAATCTTGAGTTGTGGGCCTTTAATGATGCGGGCGGCCTGATCGCCAAGGCGATCATAATCGAGCGTGCCACCTGTAATTTCACCATCGGGAGCGCGAATGCGTACAAACCCGGTGGCGGCACCTGGACGGCGCCGTCTGATGAACGCATCAAGGATGTGCTCGGCGACTACACGCACGGGCTCGCCGAGGTGTTGGCGCTCGATCCGGTGCGCTATGTCTACAAGGGCAACTATTCCAGGCAAGCCACGGACCCCTCGCCGCACCAGCGGCTCGCGGAGGAGCAGCGCGAATTTATCGGCCTGATCGCGCAGCAGGCCGAAGTGCCGATGCCAGAGATGGTGACGACGGAGTCGGGCTACATCGACGGCGAGCCGGTGGATGATCTGCGCGTGCTCGACACGACGGCGCTGGTGTTCGCGCTCGTGAACGCCGTCAAGGAATTGTCCGCGCGCGTCAGCGCGCTTGAGGCTGGCGCAGCGCGCCGATGACGTGCGCAGCTTGCGAGGAACGCCGCCGCCGCATGGCGGCCGCGATGCGCACGTGGATCGCGCGCTACCACAAAGGAGCAAAGCAGGATGTCCGATCTCAAGTCGTGGATCAGCGACAACTCGACGTTGGTCTATTTCCTGATCGCCCAGGCGATAGCGATCGGCGCGGTCGTGATCAGCATCATTGCCTACGCGGTGCGCCTCGAAACACGGGTTAACACCTTGGAGGTGCGCGGCTCGCCGCACCTTGGGACGATAGATAATCGATTGACCGTGCTGGAGTCGCAGACCAAGGCCAACAAAGCGTCCATCGACAGAATTGTCGACGTGATGACAAAGCGGCTGAACATCAATCCATGATCGGAAGAAACCGATGACTAAAGCTAAGCCCATCAAGATTTTGCCGTCAGTCGAACGGTTGCAGGAATGCTTTATCTACGCTCCCGATACTGGGGAATTACGATGGAGAATACGACCGAGAGAACATTTTATCACGCAAGGGGCATGGGCGACGTGGAACAGCAAGAATGCGGGGAAGCGAGCCGGGATGATCCATGAAGATAAACGCCACCACCGGATTTCGCGGCACGTTCGTATTGATGGGATCAGGTACTGGGAGCATCGCGTTATTTTTAAGATGATGACAGGCATCGAACCAGGGAACAATCTCGATCACGCCGACGGAAATGCATCAAATAACGTATGGAGCAACATCAGGACAGCAAATCATTTTGAGCAAGGCTGGAACAGAAAACTGAGATACGACAACAAATTCGGATATCGCGGGATTTTTCCAATTCGCAACCGATGGCAGGCCAAGATTTTCATTTACGGTAAGAACAAACACCTTGGAATGTTTGATACCCCTGAAGAAGCAGGCGCGGCGTATGAGGCTGAGGCACGAAGACTTCATGGCGAGTTTTACTGGGGGTTGCACCATGAGAATTAAAGGTAAGGTAAGCTGGTTCGGGGGTCCAAACGATACTGGGGTTTCTCCATCGGAGGATTTAGCGTTTATTTATTCAGTTGAGGATGCCCCGCACCTGTTTTTGCCGTCGCAGCCACCCGGCACCACCGGGCTCGCGCGGCGGCTCGATCCCGAGGTGTTCTACATCGCGACCCGTTGGGATTACGACGAAACTCCAAAAGACGTGTTGCCAGACATGGTGGTGCTGGTGCGGGCGCAGAAGACCGGCCGCGAGCACTTCGCGACACCCGCCGATTGGGGTCCGCACGAGGACACTGGCCGGGTCGCCGATCTCTCTCCGGGCCTGATGGCGGCGCTCGGCATCGATACCGATGACATTGTCGAGGTCAGCTTCGAGCCAGAGCGCGAGGAGCGGCCAGAGCGCGGGCAGGGGCGGCCCTACGACCGCATCTGCATGTCGTCAGGGCACTCGACAAAGTGCCAGGGTGCCAATTCGTTCCTCAACGAGGTGGCCGAGGCCACGCGGGTGGTCGATCGGGTCGCCCAGGAGCTGCAAGCGCGCGGCGTCGGGATCGCGACATTCCATGATACCAAGAGCACCAATCAGGACGACAACTTGAAGCGGCTGGCGGACTGGCACAACGCGCAGACGCGCGATCTGGACGTGTTCGTCCACTTCAACGCCTCGACCGGAGAGGGACACGGCACCGAGGTCTGGTACGTCACCCAGGAGGAACTGTCCGCGAAGCTCAGCGCAGCGATCGCCAAGAGCGGCTTCACTGACCGTGGCGCCAAGTACACCGACGATTTCTACATGCTTAACCACACCGAGATGCCAGCCGTGTTGATCGAGGTGTGCTTCGTGGACAACCCCACCGACGCTGACATCTACGACAACAAATTCGAGAACATCTGCCAGGACATCGCGGACGTGTTGGGGGGCAAGGAGAAACTCGTCGTTGCATCGAAAGGATAGCCAATGTCGCTGACCGGCCTTCTGCTCGGCATCATAAACGCCGCCATCGTGGCCGCCATCCTGGTGCTTGTCGGCGCGATCATCGTCATGGTCGCAAAGTGGTTCACCTACAGCATCGATTGGAACGTGCAGCGGTTGTATCTGCTCGTGGTGCTGCTGGTCGTTCTCTACATGATCGTTGCGATGCTGCTGGGGCTGCCGACGTGGCGCATCGTCGGCCACTGATCTTCACGCGTCGTCGTCGAACGGATCGGCCAGCGCGGGCCCTTGAAGGACGCCCTGCCAGCCGCTGGATTGAGCTGGTGGGGAGGGGGCGGCTGCGAGTGCCCTCTTAAGAGCCCCACTCATCAATGCGGTCCCTGCATGTTGCTCATAGGCTTCAATCATTTCTTTGGTGAAGACCTTCGGCACCAACTGCCAATCATCCATCGGGTCGGGGGCGTCCGCAGGCTTAGCGCCTTCTCCGGGGAGAGGCTCCCTGCCCCTGTAGTCGGGGTGGCTCGGGTGGCTCGGGGGCACGTCTTTGTCGTCCATGTGCGGCTCCTCTAGAGTTGCACGGGAAACATTGCTGAGCGAAGCGTCCCAACCTGATCAGCAGGCAGTACGTGGCAGCGCCTAAGACACCACCAATCGCGATCCAGATGATTTCCATCGCTAATCCCGACGATTGCGATCGGTGACCCCGCCACGGCCGTGAACAGATAGGGATCACATTCCACGGATTTTCCACGTATCGGAGTGACGCGTTCACGCTCCGTTGCGTCACGAAAGGTCGTGAGCCGGCGCGGCAAGGCCAATAAATGCGAGGGTTTGTGGGTTACAAAAGATGCGGCCCGCCTCCGGGGGGAGAGAAGGGACGGAAATTTTATGTTGTTGATGCCGTTGATCATTTGGATTTAGCCGAACCTGAATTTGCTTCTTCCACGTTTTCTCCACTCATCGGCACTGCGCTTGTGAGGCTGCCTCGCGAATTTGGCCAGCGTCGTCTGCATCCAGCGCCCCGGCCTCTCCTCTGATATGACCGCATCCAACGCCGCCCGTAGTTCAATCTCGGTAACGCTAATATCGTTCACTCCCATCGTTCACTCCCTCGGCGTCCCATCAGGCAACCGCGTGATTGCCACGTTAGCCCATATCGCATTGGACCGATGCGCGCGAATGATGAACGTCTTGTCCGGCCCATCCGGCAGCTCGGCCTCCAGCACATCGCAATAAGCCTTGGCCGCCTCGCGCACGCGCGCCATATGCAAGAGCTGGTCATCAGTCGGCGACAGATACTCGAACGTCGAACGGTGCATCATCATCTCCCTGTTGGTCGGCGTTGCGGTAACGGGCGGGCGCTTACAGTCGCCCCGACAGTTTGAAGCACGTCAATTCGTGCTGCCCGTTTTTGGTGATCCCGCTTTATTCGCAAGTTCATGCCACCTTCCCCGGCTTCTCCACGCTCGGCAGGTCGTCCACTCTATTCCACTCCTCACGCTGGACGGCGTGGGCGTAGCGGCTGGCCGATCGGGCATCGCGCCAGTTCCCGGTCGCCACGAGGCCCTGGACGTCGGCCCCTGCGCGCCGCATCCATGTCGCCCATGTGTGCCTGAAGGAATGGAAGTTGAGCCACTGCAGCCGGTTCGGCGGCTGGCGCCAGCCGGCCGGTCGCTCAATGGGGGCTGGCAGGCCCAGCGCGGCGAGCTTGGAGCGCACCAGCAGGTACTTGAGGCGTCCACCCTGGCCGAATGTGAAAACGCGCCCTACTGGCTCCTGCGGGCGGCGCGCGGCCATCCCGGCGACGAGCTCGCTACGCAGCCGCACGGGTGACGCTGGCCCGCCCTTGCTGCGGCGGACCCAGGCCGTTGCTTCGTTGAGCTGCAAGTCTTCCCAGCGCAGCCGTAGCGCCTCATTGAGCCGCAGGCCAGTGTAGAGCAGGTAGCGCAGCAGCAGCCCGAATTGAGGGTTGATGGTGTCGGCGGCAAGAACGATCGCCGTTGCGTCCGCTGGTGAGATCCAGTCGGTGACGACGCGGCCCTTGGCGCCCTTCGGCCGCTGGATCACGATCTTGATGCCGGCATGGTGCAGGATCGCGGAGACCGGGGTGTAGACGCAGGCATTGCGGGTGCCAGGCGTCGTGTTGGGGCATATCGCAATCGCTGCGGCGTCGATCGCGGCCTGGTCGACCTCCGTCAGCGGCGTCTCTCCGAAATGCTTGATCAGTTTGGCGACGTACTTCGATCGCCGGCCGGCTTCCATGTACGCAACGGCTGCACTCAGGAACGTTGGTTGTTCACGATCAGTTGGGGCTTCTTTGGGCGGGTACTCGCCGCGCTCGATGGCCTCTTCAAGTCGCTTGAGTTCGGCAACAGCGACTGATCGTTTGTGAGTTCCGCAGCTCTTGTCCACGCGGATACCGCGGTACGTCCCCCGGATCGAGTAGTTCGGGCTTTTGCCTTTGCGGGGGTCTTTGAGCTTGAGCATGGCAGAGCCTCGATCAGTCGGCCGACGTCGATCTCGGTGAATAGCCGAGTGCGTCCAGCCAGCCGTCCGATGTCCCGACCGCGCAGGAAATCCTGCAACCAGCGCCGGCTCTTGTGAAGGCGCCCGGCCACATCATCCACGGTATACAATGGTGCGCGCGCGGGTTCGTTGGTCATTTCAAAACATCCACAGCGAGACAAGGGCGACGAACGTATACAAAGCCACACCTTGAGCGGCGCCAAGCCAGCCGCCTTCCAGGTAGTAGTAGACGCCGCAGATGACGCCGAGGACGACGAGCAGCACATCGATGCGGCGGACCCGCCCCCAGATCGGAACATTGACCCAGTCCAGCCACGCATCGAACGCCTTGGCCAAGCGTGCCGGCATGCGGGGCAGCGTGATCTTGAGGTTCATTTGGCCACCGCGACGAACCACCCGTAGACAGCCAGCGCCACCAGCGCCAGCACGGCGATCCCAAAGCCGGCGATAGTGCCAAACGGGATTTGCCCCATCGTCATGAACTCATGTTCGATCATGCGGGCAGCTCCAGCAGAGCATGATGCGCGTGCGGGACGTGGGGGATCGGTCATGGCCGCGGCGTGCCGTCGGGCTGCCGGGTGATGGCGACGTTGGTGCCCTTTCGGTTCAGTCTTTGAATTTGAGTGACGAGGTTGGCTCTTAGGACACGAATGTTATCGGGTATCGGTTTTCCTGTAGCCGCTTGACCTTCAAGTACGGAAGGCACGCCGACAGAATGTCTGACGCCTGCTGCTGGCCGACGTACCACATAAACTCTGGTTTCCATGTTTCCTTGCAGCGGCTAGTAACCCGGCGAACGCAGCCGCCGAATGTAACTTGTATCCAGCGCAACACGTCCTCGTTCGTGTTGAAGATGTCGAAACGAAGATGGTAGCGCTTGCCAGAACGAAAGATCGTGATCGACCCTTCGCCGTCAACAAAACCTGCAAGGTAAGCTAACTCTGTTTCCTGCCAGCTCATTCCCTCGGTGTCCCATCTGGGAGCCTGGTTATGCTTACATTCGCCCACATCGCCGTGGTGCGGTGCAGCCACAGCGTATGGGTCTTGTCGGGGCCGTCTGGCAGCAGGGTTTCCAGCATGTCGGCATAGATCTTGGCGGCAGTGCGCAAGTGCATCATCTGGGCTTTCTGTTCGTCGGTCGGTGCCAGGTATTCATAAGTGCTTTGGTGCATCGGGTTTCTCCAGGTACGCGTGCCGTTGCAGGATGCGCGTGCGGGACGCGGCACATAGACCCGCACGCGCCCTCATGCTGACGGGAGGGCAGAGGGCAGAGGGCCCGTCAGGCCTGAGCTGATCGGTTGCGGCGACGTTTGGCGAGGCCGACCATGAACAGACCCGCGGCGATCAGTCCCGGCAAGCCTGCGCCAACGATCGGGCCGGGGACGGCAGCCGTGATGATCGGCACGAGATAGAAGCTCTCTCCGCCGTCCGTGGCGTGATCCCACGTCGCCTGGAACAGCAGGCGATGGGTCGGATCAACGCCAGACAGGTCGAACCCGCTGATCAGGTAGTCGCCCTTGCCGTTGCCGTTGAAACGGTCCGGCAGCAGGAACGATCCCGACAGATCGAAGATCACCGCACTGCCAAGCGGGCCCTGCCCAATCTGGTCGAGGTCGATCAAGCGGAACTCGGTCAACGTCTCCTTTCCGCCATTGGCCCCGCCAGCCGTGTTGATGTCTACGGCCACGCCGAAGGTGACGTTGACGTCGCCAAGGCCAGTCAGGAAGTTACGCAGGAAGCCAGACGTGTATGGCGTGACATTGATGTCGTCGCCGTTCGCGAACTGCCCAGTGATGGCAGAC